TCACCAGCGCGCCGCCCCTTCATCATCCCACATGGCCCAGGCCATCCCGTTGACGTACCGGAAGCGGTTCCAGCCCGTGCAGCCCTCGGTCAGTCGGCACCGGCATCGCCTGTTCCATAGCGAATAGGATCCGCTGGTCCGCTCACGCAGGCGCTCCAGATCGACAATGTCATGCTTGCTGCATTGCGTGCAGCTGACCGTCACCCGCACACCTTGGCCGATCAGACCATCCAGCGTCATCACCCAGTTCGGCTTTAGGGGTGCGTTCTTGCCCATGCGTCCTGCAAGAACGGAAGCGGAACAATCTGACAAGGGAAAAGCGCTGCAGCCTATCGCAGCACTCTCTCCAGTTCCGCTTGGTCGAGGTTGGAAATGACCAGCTCACGCGCCTCGGTGGGTGTTCCTGAGATCGTGTAGAGCAGCTGCACATCCCCCATCGCGAACCGCGCGAAGATCCGCCGCACGTCGGGATGATCGTTGAGGCTGAGCAGGAAGCGGCCCTCGATGCCGGCGAGTTGTTCGGCCATCCCATCGAACTGCGTGCGGTCGAACAGATCTTTGCCGTAGTCACCTTCGCTGCCGTAATAGGGCGGATCGAGATAGAACAGGGTGGCCGGCGTATCGTATCGCCGGACGAAGTCGGACCAGGGCAACCGCTCGATCGTCACCCCGCTGAGCCGTTCGTGGATCGCCTCGAGAAGCGGTGCGATCTTCGACATGTCGAACCCGCTGGCATTGTGCGGGTCCACGCCGAAGCTGCGGCCTGTCACTTTCCCGCCATACGCCAGGCGCTGCAGGTAAAGGAAGCGCGCTGCCCGTTCGAGATCTGTCTGCGTCGAAGGATCAACCTTCAGAAGCCGTTCGAAACCCGCGCGCGTCGCAAGCTGGAATCGAAGCATGTCGAGGAAGGCGATGTAATGGCGCTGCAGGATGCGGAAGAAGGTCGAGACGTCCTCGGACCAGTCATTGATGAACTCGGCCGGGGCGGCGCGCGATCGGCGCAGAAACACACCGCCCATGCCCATAAACACTTCGCCATAGGTGCGGTGAGGAATTCGGTCGATCGCGCGGCACAGCATGCGCGAGAGCTTCCGCTTGCCACCGATGTACGCGGCGGCCGGATGCACGTCTTCAACCATTTCGGAAAAAAGCGGAGTCGACACCATGTGGCATGTCCTTCCATACAGCCACCGCCCATGCAGGGTGCGGTGGTGGCCTGTGCGGCCGGCAGGTCATGACGGTGCGTCGTACCGTCGGGGGAGGCGCGCCAACGCCTCTCCCCCCGTTTCGGGGGATATCGCAGAAGATTGTAAGCTTGCACCAGCGCTCTGTTGCAGTGGGCGGCGCCGGTGTTTAAATGCATCTATCGCTTTAGGACTTCCTCCCTGAACCGCGATCCCCAGCCCGCTTGACTGATCCACTGGTGGGCTGGGGCAAGTCTTGGATAAGTGCCTTCAGGGGAACAGCGTCTTTGCCCCGCGATACAGCTGACCATCGGTTCGGGTGCCGCGATAGGCCTGCGATCGCACTTTCGCCCCCCGGTAGACGGCCTGCACCGCTGCAGGTTCGAAGTACGTCGCGTTGAAGATCGCGCCCGCAGCCCCACTTTGCGGCAACCTCGCGACGGCTGCCACGCTGCCGGGGCGGATTATCGGGAAACGCAGCCTAGCCATTGGCGATCATCAGCTCGAGCTCGGGAATGCCCGTCGCCGTGCCATCAGGCGATATCGCCATGAACAGGGCACTGTCTGCGAAGATTTCCGGCATTCCAGTCTTGGTGAAATCATGGACATCGCCATCGTTGGCAATCTTCACCCGGCCAGACCAAAGCGGGCGCATGACCAGGATGTTGAACGTGCCCACCGTGGCGACCGATCCAACAACACCGGTAACGCCCTGCACCCCGGTATCCCCTGAAGCCAGCGGAAGCTGCCACATACGACCTACGATGTTTGCGGCCGTCGCGACAACACCCGTATTCTTTGTTACGCCTGCCTGATTGAGGTATTGGACTTGGACGTTCTGAACGCCTGTCCCCGCCGTCACCTGCTCAAGCCAGATCTGCTCATCGCCATAAACTCCGCCAGGAATTCGACTTGCATAACTGGCCGGGGTGTTGCCGCTGGTGGAAACGTTGAATGCGTAAGCGCCGCCCTTCCATAGCAGATCGAAGAGCTTGATCCGACAAGCTACAGATGATCCGAAGTCCACCTGAGCGAGATAGCCGGTGCTGCCCGCACCGAAGGCATTGATCGTGGGGCAGCCCGTGGTCGCGTCGGTCGGCACCACGCCTGTCGTGGTCGAAGTGCCGGCAAGCGTGCCCCCGCCGGGATTGCCGTTCTGATCGAAAACAGAGAACCATGAAGCCGCCACTGCGGTGCGCGAAGCCGTCTTGGCGAACGAAATGGACTGCTTCGCCGCCGCGATCAGCCCGTCAAGGGACGCGATCGTCATCAGCCCACCACCGTCACGCGGAAGGCGTTGCTCGCCGGGGCTGAGGCAAAGGTGATCGTCACCGTGTTGGTATCGGTCGACACGATGTCTGCGAACACGTGCGCGTCGGTTGCGTTCTCGCGGATCGCCACGGTCACGTCCTTGGTGCCCAGGTTATGCGCAAAGGCGATGCTGGTGCTCGATCCGTTGCCGATGTTGGCACTGGCCTTGCGGGCGGCGATCGTGGTGTCGAGGCTGATGCCGCCGGCGCCCACACTGATGCCGCCGCTCGCTGCTGCCACTGCGCGGAAGTCAGAGCCGACCAGCTGCACGCCGTTGCTGGCGGTGTAGGTAGTGCCGCCGCCCAGCACGCCCCAGGTCTGCGCCGTGGTGCCCACGGTGATCGCCGCGTCCGACGTCAGGATGAACACCTTGTCGCCGTTGGTCGTGCCTTCCGTCACGGTTACCGCGGTGCCAGGCGCAAGCTCGGTCCCGCCGTCAGCATCGGCCGCGCGGGTCGGCGCGCCGCTTGCGTTCACGGTGCAGATGCCGTTTTCCGATGCCGTCGACTGGTTCTTAAGCAGGATGCGGTCGCCCGTGGCCAGCGTAACCCCGTCAACCGACTGCCCGTTGGCAAAGGCCGTGGCCAGGGTGCCGTTGGCGGTGGTCGCCACGCGCACCGGGGCCTTCCAGTACAGCCCGCGCGCCACGTTATCGACATACTGCTTGTTGGCAGCATCGGTCGCGCTCGAAGGATCGGCAAGAGCCGTGATGCGCTGGCTCTGCAGATCCAGCCCGTTCATGATCTTCATTGGTCTTCCCTCCTTAATGCGCGAGCACGAATCCCGTTTGCGCGGTCGCGAAAGTCACAGTGATGGTGGTGGTGCTTGCTGAAACGTCGGCGATCACCGCCTCGCCGCTGGCGAGGTAGACGGCCACGGACGGCACTCGGCCCAGATCGTGGGGCAGGATCCACGTGCCCGCCGGAGAGCTGACGTCGTATCGCCTCGCCTCCCCCGCTGGCCCAGCGGGACCGACCAGCCCCACGATGGCTGCAATCGGCAGCGCAGGGTTGCGGCGCACGGATTCCAGCATGCCCATCGGGCCGCGCCAGCGCGTGACAATTGCAGGTGGCGGCACTCGCCAGCGCAGGACCAGCGTCACAGCGCAGGCCGCGTCAGCCGCACGAAGGCGGTGTTATCGGTGATGTCCACGCCGCTGCCGATCACCAGGCGCGCATCGATGCCGTACAGCCCGGGCGCCAGCGTCGCCGATGTTGCAGCGGGCAGCAGCAGCGTCCAGCCCGCCGGGATATCGCCCGCAGCCGGCCGCGCGGTCACTGTCATGGCATGCCGCACCGCGCCTTCGCTGATCACGGCCGCCCCGCCGCGCGTTTCGGCAGGTGCCAGCTTCGCCGTGATGGCGTCCACCGTGTCGGGATCGCCGGACACGGCATCGAGCGCGACGAGGATGTCCTCGCCGCAGCGGAATTCACCAATGATGGACATTTCAGTCTTCCGGTTTCGCGTTCACGTCGATCGCGGCTTGCAGTTCGATCCAGCTGATCAGCTCATCCAGCTGCGTGGCAGAGACGCTGCACTGGTACCGCTCGGCCAGCGTCAATCCGGCTTCAGGTAATCCGTGCGGTCGGGCCGCTTCATCAGCTCCGCCGGCGGCACCGGAAAGGCCGGGCAAGTGCTGGCCACCGGCAGCACCCGCAGCACCGGCTCTGGCTTGTGCGAGCAGGCCGTCATAGCGGCGGCGCAGATCATCAAGGCGGCGATTGGCAGAAGCTTCGGCATCGGCACTGATCCTTTCCTGTTGGGCTTTCACCCGGGCGTTGCGGAACGTCTGCTGCAGCGCCGCCTCGGCCTGGGCGGCGCGGTAAACGTCCTTGGTCTCGCGATGCGCGCGGATCTCGGCATCGCGCGCATTGGTCATCTCGGCGAGATCGGCTTTCAGCCCACCACCGAGCAGCGGCAGGCCATGCACCTGCGCCAGCAGCGCCAGCACGATCCCGGCCAGCGCCAGCGCTGCAGCGCGCCAGATATTTTCGCGCAAGAACCCCATCAGACCCCGCTCCTTCCCGTCTTGATCCCAGCCTCAGCCGCCTTGCGGCCTGCCACGGACCCGCCGAATTCGTGGCCGATCACAGCTGCGCCCCAGCCCAGAACCGCGCCCAGCCCCAGCATCAGCGCGTCTCGATTGCCCGCCGGCACTTCCACGAAGAACAGCGCGCCCAGGCCAGCCAGTCCGCCGATCACGGCAAGGAAGCCGATGACGGCGCGGAAGGTCTCGCGGGGCTTGGCTGTCAGGTCGATCAGGTCGAGCGGTTCGGACATCACCGCCCTCCCATCACGGCAGCCAGCTTCTCGTCGTACCGGTTCTTGCGATAGGCCCGCCCGTTGTAGGCGGCGGCGAAGGCGCGGCAGGTGGCCGGGTTGCTGGTCAGCGCGCGGATCTCGTCCTGCAGGCTGTTGTGCTCGATGAAGCGCACCAGCATGTCGAGGTGCCTGGCCTCACTGCCGCGACAGAACCAGGCCATCTCGAACGGGCTCGCATAGTCCAGCTCGTCCCACCAATCGCCCATGATCTGGAACGCGCCCCAGCTGCACGATTGGAAGGCGGCGTCCACCTCACCGGTGGCGATGGCATCGGACAGGCGGTCCCAACTGTCCACCACGCCGTCCCTGTTGGCGTCATAGGTGTAGCCGCCCGCGATGGACTGGCTGAAGCTCGAAGGGCTGTATCGCCCGCCGGTCTGCTTGTGAAAGCGGTGGCGCTCCCACAGGATCTTCGGACGGCCTGCCGCATCAAATCCGCTGCCGGCAGCTTCCACTTCGCGCACGGCCTGCAGCTGCAGGATCGAGCAGCCGAGCCGGTGCGCCGCTGCCGCCAGATCGTGTACGGTGATCGCGGCCGCCTGCCGGTTGGCGAAGGCCGAGAGCAGCGCCTTCCTCGACGCAGGCCCCCACCTGCCGTCCGGCGTGGTGCCGACAGCCTTCTGCAATTCAGCGATGTTCATGGGTTCTCCCCTCAGTCCGCGTCTTTCGCGGCTCTTTCCTTCAGTTCGTCCAGCAAGTGCTTGGCCCGGTCGAGCACGTGCGCTGCCGGGTCGAGCTCCTTCACCTTCAGCCAGAGCAGTTCGATCACCGTGATCTGGATCGCCCGCCGCTCCCGGCTCTCAGCCTCGCGCTCGAGCGCCTCGCGCTCGCGCCGGCGGCACTCCTCAAGCTCGGTCTCGATCTTGCTGAAGCGCGCCTCGATCTTGCCCCAGAGGAATTTCACGCCGCCGCCGATCACGGCCAGCGCGCCTCCGCCGCCGAATACGGCAGCTCCCATTCCAGCAATGTCCAAGTCTGCCCCCTATGCCCCGGCTTCCGTGGCCCGCCCTCAGCAGCAGGGCGGGATACCACGGTTGAATTATCGGTTTATGCACTCCGCGCCGGATCGCAGGATGGCGGCATGAAACGCTTGGTCCGTACGTTGGAATTCACCGGCCTCACACCTGCCCAAAGCGCGGCGGTCATCGGCCTTTTCTGGTTCACCCTGATCGGCGCCTTGGCGCTGGCCTGGGCATTCCGGCGGTGGAACCGGCGCCAAAGCCACCGGAAGGCGGTCAAACAGGTGCTGGCGGATATGGCTACTCGAAACAGACCATGAAGCCCTTTTTCCCGGTGCCCTGAACCGCCGTATAATTCAGCGTCAGGCCGTCATTGTCGAAGCTGGTCAGCGTTGCGGTTATCGCATCGCAGTCAGCATTCGAAGCTCCTACAAGCGCCGCCGCTTTGAATTGCGTAGCCGTGTCAGTGGTTTCAACACCACTGTCGATCCGGGTTGATGCACACCACTGCTTACCCTCTGCAATAAGGCAGATCGACAGGCCCGACATGAGCGCACTCGTGCTGATTGAAAACGTCGGGTCAACACCTTCAAGATTTGTGAGAATCGCAATCGCTGCCTGCGGCTTGAAGCCAACCCCAGTTATCGTCGCGGTTCCGGTTGATGTTGGTGTGGTGAAGTCAATGATTTTGGCTCTGCGGCTACCGCACCTAAGCGCGAGGCATAGCAGAGAATCGCCACCCGCCGAAGCTGATGGCGTTATGGAAAAGCCCGAACTATCAAAGTCTGAAATTGTAAGATGATAGTTCAGCGCGCCTGCGGTGCTGATTTTTCCACCTATCCTGTTCGACAAAATAGCCTGTAGCGGTGCGCCGGTCGCGTTTCCGCTAAGTTCTGTGCTTATTACGGTTCTTTGGGAACCTTCTGCCGTCGCGAAGCCTAATGTTGTTTGTAAATTTGTAACGGTCGCGGGGGATGATGTACAAGCTCCGATTGCAATAACCGCCGTTGGCTGAAACCCTATGGTATTTACATCTAATGCACTTGTCCCCGTGCCAAGATTGACAGTGGCAATAGCAGCCTGAACGTCGTCACCAGAAAAGCCAATAAACGCACATCTGCGATTGGTTCCGGCCCCAGTTGTGACGTTCAAAGATATTCCGCCGGTTGTCATGGACGGAGTGGCGATCATGGTGGTTCCGGCACTCGTTGTACCGGCAAGATTGAATGTGTTATCAACCTTCATCAGCCGACTTGCGCCAGTGACCGTGCCATTGTCGTTTGAAAAACTTTGAACGTGTCGGCCTGACGCGCCATCTGTAATGCACATTGACCATGACGCATCGACGCTTTCGCCTGGTTCATTTGCAACAAGATTTGCCGATCCAAGAATAATCGCAGCCTTTGGGGTGCGGCCACCGAATGCCGTTGTCGTGGCGGATATGGTGCCTGTAGTGGTTCCGCTGGTGAAATCCTGCGCGGCAATCACAACGTCGCCCGCAGCGGGCGACGCGAAGGCGTAAGGGTTGACCATCATGCTCATGTGCGCGTTCCGATCAGAACCACCTTCAGGCCCTTCGCAGTCCCATCACCCACCTGATCAATGTCGATAGTCATTTCAGCGTCATCAGCGAGGGAAGTGTCGGAGATAACCGCTGCTGTCGCAGCCGTGGTCGATGTTTTTTCGGTGTTGTCGATGGTCAGCTTTGTCGAGAGAATGGACGTTCCTCCCTCGTTTATATCGACGGTGAAGATCGAGCCGGATGCCTGCGCCGCAGTCAGGCTTGCCCGCACTGCCGAAAGGGTGAAGGCATAGGGCATTCGAAACGTGACCTTGCCTGTGCCCGTCGTCAGCGCCGTGGTTTCATCTGAACAGGCGATGATGAGGCTTTCGGTGGGCGTTGGTGCGCTTCCCGTCGCGTCAGTCGCCCATGCCGATCCGTTGAACACATAGCGCGCATTCTCATCCTGCGCATAGGCCAGCATGCCCTCGATAGGCGTGATGTAAAGCCAGCCAGTGGACATGCGGAAGGCAATCTTGCCGTCCTTGCCCGACCATGTTCCGGTTGCGCCCGCCGCCACGATGTAGGCATCACCGTCCGAAGGCGAACCCGGCGCTGCGGTCAGGTCCTTGTCCTTGACGATGAAATAGGACGCGCCCTGTTCGACATAGCGGATCTGCTCGTTGACGGTCGTTTCTGGCGTGGCCTGCGAAGACACGAGTTCAGGCGCGCCAAGGCGCGGGGTGGTGGTCATTCCGTTCGTTCCTTGGTTAAGCTGTCGCCACGAAGCCCCGGCCCACCGCATCGCTTATCTGGTAAACGCGGAAGGATGGCGCGCTGGTCAGCGGTGCGCCGAAGTCAGTTGTCTGGTCTGCGCTCAGGTAGGTGTAGGCGGGCGAGGTCAGGCCGGTCACGGTGCGCTTGACTGTCGCCCCGTCCATGATCTCGATTTCGTATTCCTCAGCTGCTTCCGAAAGCGGGATTGAGGTGCCCGAAGTCCATGCACCGCCCACGCGCGTGCGCCGCGTCCAGCCCAGCACCCAGTCGCTGCCCGAAAGTTCCGCGCGCAGATGGCACGGCGCATAGGGCTTCAGGCTTGCCCCGGTGAAAGACAGATCAATCGGAAAGGCGCTGCTTTCACTGCGGCCCGACGTGATCGCCTTGAACGACAGGTCGGTCCCGACTTCCGAAAGCCCCATAGCCTCGGTTTCAGCCGTATCCAGCAACAGGAACACATCGCGCTCCGCATGGCTCGCCGTCGCCCATTCCGTGCCCCTGCGCCCGCGCTTCAAGCCAGACAGCGTATAACTACCGTCCGTTTCCAGCGTGGCGGTCGTAAAGTTGACAAGCTCGTTACCGATAAGGGCAAGATTGGTCGTGGGCGAAGCATTGATCGCCGCCTCAGTCGTGCCGGTCAACGTGCCAACCTGCAGCTTCACGTTCACCGCATTGCCGCGATCCCAGACATTCGGATCGGCATCGGCCAGCACGTCGGTAGCATAGCCCCACGCCGCCTGCGATGACGATGCCACGCTGGCGATCTCTTCCGAATATTCGCCATCTATTGCCTGGAAGAACGATGCGCCCGGCCACGCCCCGGTTACATAGGGCGCTGCCGCCAGATAGACCACCGGCGTTGTCACGCTGTCGGCATCGCGCAGCAGTGGAATATCCAGGACAAACCCCTTTGAAACCAGCGGCACGATGATCGTTGCCGGGGTGCGGCCATCGAACGGCGCGCCGCCCTGCCCGCCCGGCACCGCCACCGCAGGATCGTCCCGCTTCCACCGCGCCTCGATCTGCCGGTCCGCCGTCAGCACCAGGCTGGAAAGGCGGGCAAGCACGTTGCCAGTCGGCAGCTGGAGCGTGCGGACATCGCCCGGCTCCAGACTCGCCTGCGCGGCAGGAAGTGAAAGCGTGTACCCGGTGCGATCGAACAGCGCGCGGCGGTGATAACGCGCAACCAGCTGGCGCGCCGCATCCACGTCCAGTGCCAGCGTGCTCATGTCCAGCGTGGTTTCGGCCTTGCCTGTCGCCCCCGCCAGCGGCCCGGAAGGCGCGGCATTGGGCTGCTGGTCGGCGGCCACGTCGGCAAAATTCAGCGTCACCCGTGCGGGCACGTCGGTCGGTCCGCCGCGCGAGGCAGAATAGATTGCCTGACCTTCGCTTCGTGCAAACCCGCTATCCGCCAGCGTGCCGCCCGACGTCCCGCCGCGCTTGATGAACTCCAGCGCAAAGCCGTGCGGCCGCGCATCGCTGTCAAATAGATCGAGCAGCGGGTCGAGCCAGTCCTTGCCCGATCCGCCAGCGGTGGAATAGCCCGGCACCGTCTGCGTCAGGGCCGCAGCATCGATCTGGTCAGGGCTGATGCCGCTACGCGAACAGACATTAGCAACGATGGCACCCAGCGTAACCCCATCACTGCTTACGCGGTCCAGATAGTACCAGCGCAACACACTCCCGGTCACATCCTGAATAATGGCGTGGCTGATCGGATCATAGACTGAGCGTGTCACAGACAGCCCGCCAGTAATGGTCCTCACGATCTCGCCCGTTATCAGGCTAACCTCGTTTCCACCCTGCCATACCGTCGCTGATCCCGGCACGATATTCGACCAGATGGCGTAGGGCGTTGCCCCGCCGATGCTCGCGCCCGGAACTGCAACCCAAGACCCATCGGATGGATCGACCAGATAGCGGAGACCTTGCCGTTGCAAAATGAACACATCAGCGTCTGCAGTGCGCGAGTGTGTAGCAAAGCATTCTGGCGAGGTTGCCGTTGGCAGACCGGAGAGGGCAAAACTTGTCGGCCAGCCCGGCCCATTTCCGTCATCATGCACCCGAATGAACGAAACTTGCGACGAAGCACCCCAGGGACGGCATACTGCCCAGATGTCTCCGTAAGCATCAGAAAAGAAATGTGTTGGAGCTGTCCCGAAATCCAGATCGTTATCAGCTGCATCCATGACAAAGCCGGTGTAAGGCGCGATGGGATAGGTCATCCAATGCTCTACGCCAGAGCCATCGGCAATAACGAAAACGCCGTCCTGATAAGGGAGTGACCACGTGTCGATTACTGTCTTGGTCGCGCCATCTGCCGAGAATAGATACAAAGTCTGGAAGAGGTCGCCCACGGCCATAAAGCTGCCATTGGCGAACATCCCCAGCGCACTGTTGTTTGAAAGCTCGACCTCACCCAGAGAACCCCATATAATTGGCTTGTGTGCTGCTGAATCCCAGATTTCGAAAGACGTTTCGTTCGTAATCAGGTTCGAAGTGGCAAACAGGATTCTCGAAAAGTCACTTGAGAATTTTGCGATGGTCCACAGCGTTATGACCGGCTGTTCTTCATCTAGCGTGATGATCGACTGCGCCGCCCCTGCACCGATGAACTCCACGGACACTTGCGGGATGCGGTTGCCCAGCTTTTCCAGCGGCACGTCCTTGAACACGATATAAGCCGTACCCCGATAGGCCGGGCATGATCCCTCGCCATGCTCCGCCTCGACCGTCGCCTGCATGCGCGGGTCCGGCTCCTGCGTCTCGGTGCCGGTGTAGATCGACATGAAACTGGACCACGATTGCCCGCCACTCGCGGCAGCGGCAAACGGCTTGGAAGCCGAAGCATCGCCAAAATCGAACGGCGTAACCGGCCCGGCCCTGGTCAGGTCGAACACCAGATGCGTATCGAACCAGATGCGCGTGACCTGTTCAATCTCATGGCCAGCAAGGGCAACCCCGAAGCTTCCATAATAGCTGTATTCGTTGTATTTCCCGCCCTTGGTCTTGCGGCGGCGCTTCACCTCCTTCAGGTCTTCCGCCCAGAAGATCGGCGGCGATGTGCGCCGCTTGCCCCAGACATTGTCCAGCCCCGCGCCGTAATCCCCGCTGGTGAACTTCGTCTCGGTGCGCGGCCCCTCGATCTTGCGCGACATCGAAAGCGCGGTGTTCGCCGCAAACAGCGCCGCGGTAACGAGCAGCTTGGCAACCATCAGTCCCGCAACCCAATCTCTTTCCAGCGCCAGATGCTGTCGATCCGGCCCATGCCTGCCCGTGCCGGGCGCACCCGCCCCGGTCCGCTCGGCATCGCTTCTATGATCCGGTCAACGTTCGCCTGCGTCGGCGCACAGATCGCAAGGTGCTGCGCCAGTCCGCCCATGCGCAGCAGCAGCACGTCACCCGGCTGCCGGTCGCTGGCCCGGTCAAACATCCGCGCCAGCCCGGCCTTCAGCCGCGCCACGTCCACCTTGCCGCCATAATCGCCCGCCAGCGCTTCCACGCTGTCGGCCTCCGGTCTGCCCAGCTCGCGCGCGATTCCGGCCACCAGCCCCTTGCAGTCGCACCCCGCCCGCACCGTGCCCTGCCAGTGGAACGGAACGTCGATCCATTCCTCGGCCAGCGCGGCAACACGAAGCCCGACCGGCACGAAACTCTCATGGAATCGTCCGGCCGGCGGCATGGCGCCGAAGGCGACATTAGTACGGTCGGCGGCGACTCCGCCGCAGGCGGACGCCATATCAACCTCCCGGATTCGGGTAACGGAGAACCTGGTCTGTTCCGGGCACATCGGGGAAGCCGCGAAAGTTCACGATGTTGCCAAACCCCATGCAGTCTGTTCGCGTCTTGCCGCATCCCCGCGCCAGATCCAGCGTGTCGCCCACCTCGGGTGCGGCAGGCAGCGGCTCGAACAGTTCGATTGCGCCGGCGGAGGTCCAGCTTGCGATGTTGTCGGCAATCACGCCGTTCAACGCGCCACTGGTAAAGGTCACCTTGCCCAGGTTGAAATACTCGTCGGCAAAGCTGCCGCCCGTGCTGACGGTGAAGCGCAAGGCATCGGTCACCGCGGTCACGGTCGCAGCTTCGGCCGCCACGGCAAAGCCGCATCGCGCGTCGCCGAACGTGGCATCGCAATAGGCGGTGATCGTGCGTCCGATCTGCTGGTTCAGCATGTCGGCCTGGTTGCGGATCTCGAACACGAAGCGCGGGCCTTCCACGCGCGCCTCGGCCACGTGCCCGCGCAGTATCGGGGCAAAGCCCGCCACCCCCGGCGAAACCCGTACCAGCCACGCCTCGGCGCCATCCCACTTGCCGCCATCAACGGCAGGTGCGGTCACCACTGGCCCGACCGGACCCTGCACTTCGGCAAAGCTGGCATCCAGCCCCACCGCCAGCGTGATCGCGGAAAGCACCATGCCTTGATCGCAGCTCAGATCGGCAGGGCCGCCATCGTCGGACAGGTCGATAACCTGCTCCTCGTCAAGCGAAGTGAAACCCACCGTTGTTCCATCGCGCGCAACCAGCGCCACGCATTCACCCGCGATGACCGAGACTTGGGCAAACGCGCTGGCCAATGCGGTGGGAATTGCTCGTGTCACGTATGAACCTCAAGTGCAAAGACCAAGCCCGGCGGCATGGAGGCGAAGCCGACATCAGTACGGGCGCCGCCGACTCCGCCGCAGGCGGAGGCATGAATCCCTATTCCCGCACCTCGATCAGCGGCACGCTGCCGGCGCTGCGCGAATTGATCGTGTCCCAGCTGACCGAAAGCCAGTCGTCCTCGAACCGCACCGGCACGTCGAACTCGAAGCCCGCGGTTATCGTGGCACCGCTCGCAGGCGCAGGCGTCAGCGTCACCACGCCCGTTCCGCGGTTCACGGCAACGCCGCTGGTCTTCAGCACGCCGTTCACCGCCACTTTCAGCGTGCCCGCCACCGGCCACTTGATCGCCCGGTCATAGGGGTTCACCCCATCGGCATAGCGCTTGACCAACTGAAACGTCGTCAACGCGCCGGTGCCGGTGCCCAGGGACTGATCGGCCATCGTCGGTGCGGCCACGCCATCGGCCGCGCTGGTCCAGTCCAGCCAGTCTTTCAGCAGGAAGGAACGGCCCCGGCCGCGGCGGGCAAGGTGAAAGGCGCGCAGCTCGGCAATCTGTTCGATCGACTTGATGTTGTGGGCGATCTCGTATCGCCAGCGCGGACGGATCCAGCGCTGCTCGCGGTATTCATCGCCGGAAGACAGATCGACCACGTCGGTCAGGAATTCCGGCCCGCCGGCGGACCCTTTTGACCATTTGTCGGGCAAGCGAACGTCATCGACCATCGGTCAGTTTCCCACCGCGGCAAGGCCCTTGCGGGCGGATCTGAACAAGGCCGATTGCGTAGACCTGGCCACCCCGGATGCCGTGCGGCGCGGATCGGCACGTTCGGGAATGTTGATGATCTGCGTGTTGTGGAAGCCGCCGCCCCCGCCCCCGCCATCCATAATGCGGTGTGACTGCTGGTTGCTGTGCACCCGCAGCCCGCCGCCGCGTGTCAGCTCCATCAGCTCGCGGCCGTTCTCGCCCACCCAGAAGGGCTTGCCCACCGGCACGCGGTCCGTGCCCGATGCAAACAGCGCCGGATTGGCGGCGATCGTCGCGGCGGCATCCGGCGCGAGGCTTGCTACCGGCCCGGCTCCGCCACCGAACAGTTGCAGGCCAAGACCCAGCAGGCCGCCGATACCACCACCGCCACCACCTCCGCCGCTGTTCGACAGCATGGCGATCACCTGGTTGAGCGCGCCGCCGAACTGGCCGGTTATCGGCACAAGGCCACCCATTGCCGTTGTCGCGGAATCCGTTTCGCTGGCAAGGCGCGATACCGGATCACCCAGCGCGATCGAGATCTGCGCCAGCGATTGTGCCGCCGTCTGCGAATTGCTACCCAGCACCGCCACGGATGCCGCTGCACCATCGGCCGCCACCGGAAGCTGGGCACGGGCATTGGCCACGTTCTTGTCCCGGTTGTTCCCGGTCAGTCCGTCGATCCAGTTGGCGATCGGGCTTTCGACCTGGCTGTAGAGCAGCCGCTCGAGCGGCAGCTGCACCAGCTGCTGCAAGACGTCTAGCGCATTGTCTCCATGCAGGATCGCATCGGTCAGCGTGCGCCCCACGTCGGATCCGAACCCCTGCCAGGCATTGCCTGCACGCTCGGCGGCGTCGACCATGTCGTTGGCGATCTGGTCCATCCGGCGGTTGAAGGCCTCGCCCGAAATGTCGCCGGCGGCCAGCATCTTCTGCAGCCGGCCCACTTCCTCGCGCGCCTTCTCCAGAGGGGTTTTGACCTGCTCGAGCACCGCCTGCGCTTCCTTCTGGCGGCGGTTGAAATCGGCGATCGCCTTTTCGGCGTCATAGTACTCGGCGGCCAGCTTGCGCACTTCAGCTTGCTGGCCCTGTACTGCGGCAGTCGCTTCGCGCGTTGCTGTCGCGGCATCGAACTGCTTGCCTGCAACAGCTGCCGCCTTGCGCCGCGCCTCGACCTCTTTCTCGATCAGTTCGGTGTTGATCCGGCGCGCCGCCGCGTCGATCTGCTGCTGCCGTTCCACGGCTTCAAGCGCCGCACCTTCCAGACCGATCTTGGCCCGGGCCTCGCTTGCACGCAGGCGATAGCTGTCGATTACGTCGGCGTTGGCCTCGCTGATGCGATCTGCCGCATCACGCGCCTGTTCGGCTGCGCGCTTGGCCTGGTCCGCTTCCGAACTGCCCCGTCCACCACCGCTTCCGCCGCTCCGCCGCCGCGTGCTGCCGCCAGCCAGGGAACCGAAGCGTCGATCGATCTCTGCCTGCGCACGCGCCGCGTTTGAAGCAGTGAGCTCCCCCAGCAACTTCTGGTTATAGGCGGTATCAACCCGATCCTGTCCCGCAAGCGGTTGTGATACCTTCTTCGCGGTAGAGCCACCAAGGAACGGAGAAGCAAGGAAGCCCCCGCTACCCATCACGGCAATCATGCCCGACCAGCCCAGCTTCGTCTGCTCTGCCTTTTCCCGCAGTCGATCGAGATAACCCGTGATTGCGTTGAGCGATGCAATGGCAGCCGGGGCAAACGTCTCACCAACCGAGTTCTTGAAACGGCCCCACGCCTTCTCGGCCTGTGCACTGGCGGTGGAGAGCCCCCCGGGCCCTTCACCTGCTGCCGCAGCAAGGCCCTTCACCAACGCAGTTTGCGCGTCAGCTGTCCGTCCTGCTTCTGCCAGGGTCAGGATCGTCAGGCGCAGTTGCGGGTTGAGATCCTCGGTCGCCTTGAACAGCGCCTTCATGTCGCGATCGGCCAGCGCCTGGAAGGCCGGGGCCACGCGATCCTCGATCACCTGCGTCACCTCGACGCCCAGCGTATCGGCAAACTCGGACGCCGCCTGCAGCGCGGCCTGCAGGCCCTCGCTGGTCATGCCCGGGATCTTGGCTAGCGTCGCCGCAGCCGAAAGCACCGCCTGTTCGGTCTGCCCGGTCGAAGCGGCTATGGCTTCCGCCATCGCCTGTACTTGTGACGATGCTACACTGGACCGGTTGCCAGTCAGGGTCAGCTCAGCATTGAACGCCGCCAGGGTTTGCTCGTGCTCTGCAAACGCTACCAGTGAATCGAGCGTGAACTTGGTCACTGTGCCGATAGCAGTTCCGAGCGCGACATACTTGCCAATTGCCGAGCTGACTGATTCAGCGAGCCCATCAGTCGCGCTTGCCGCTTCCTCGACACCTTGCGTCAGGTCGGGCAATCCGGCGCGAATACGCTCCTTCTCGCCCTCGACACGCCCGATGATGAAGTCTCGCCGGTTCTGCGCCACCTGCTGCGGGCTGCCCCGATGGGCTTCCTGCATGTTGGCGAACGCAGCCTTGGCCTCGGCCGCCGCGCGCTTCAGGCGCGCCGTGTATTCGGAAACCTCGCGCGCCGATCCGTTCGCCGCCTTCTCGACCTCGGCAAAGCTCTTGGTTCCGGCATTGCCAACCCGCTTGAAGTCCCTCTCGACCTCGCCAATGCCCAGCACGCGCAAGGCCATGTTGATGGCGCGGTCAGCTCCAGCCACTTTCGATCACTCCGTTGGAACGAAAAAGGGGGCAGCCCCTGCAGGCCGCCCCCTTCATTGTGGGTGAGTGCAGGCACCCACCTATGCGCTGGATTCAGAACGTGCCGGTCAGCGCGAAAACCACTTGCTGGCGGCGGGCGTCCTGATCAAGCGAGAAGCCCTGGTAACGCAGCGTGCCGTAATCCGAATAGCGGTATTCAAGCCGCGCGGCGATGCGCGAGGTCAGCGCCTTCTGCACGCCACCGCCGAGGCGGTAGCCATCGGCAACGACTCGCTCGGATTCCTTGAAGCCAGCGCCATCGTCGTATTCAGCGATGATCTTGGCGTTGGTGTAGCCACCCTTGGCATAGATCACGAGGCCCGGCGATGCTTCGAAGCCAAGGCGCACGCCTGCGTAGAGATCCCGGCCGGACTTGATCGCACCACGATCGCCGGTCACCAGCAGGTCACGCTCTTGACGCTTGGTGCTGGCGCCATCAATCTCTGCTTCGAAGCCGACCAGCGCCGATCCGCCGATCTTCGCATCGTAACCAACGATCGCGCCAAACACGACGCCATCCTTGCCCCCGCTGCCGAGATCGCCCTTGGTCTCGAGGTGATCCCAACCGACCAGCGCGCCAACGTACAGACCCGTGGGCGTTGCGTCCTGCGCCATGGCAGGTGCGGCGGACAGGGCAGTAGCAGCCGCAGCCGCAACGAAAAAGCTCTTCATCATGGAAACTCCCTGAAAGAACCCGTCTATGCGGGTTCGCGCAGCCCCATGTTGAGAAATGGCCTTCAAAAATAGGACGAAAATCACATCAATCCCGCTTCTTGTCCCGCGCCGCACGCAGCTTCGCCCATGCCGAAAGCACGATCTCCACAGCCGCCGCCGTCCAGGCCGCCTGATCGTTCACCCCACCCGCTTCCGGCAGGCGCCCATCCCGCCAGTTGCTGGCAAGCCGCACGATTGCCCAGCCATCCTCATCCACGAGATAACGCGGGTGAACATGCAGCCAGCGGATGCCTGCCGGCTGCTGCGCCGCGAAGCTGTCGCCCCGCAATGGGCAGGCCGGGGTGTAATCCTCGCCGCCGGCAAAGCCCTCGGGATCGAAGGCATAGGCGGCGGCGATGATCAGTTTTTTCTTGTGGCCTCGTCAGGTTCCAGCAGCCCGAATGCAAACTGGGCCAGAGGCAGGCGGTGCGCCTTGTCAATTGACTGGTAGATGTCCTGCCGCAACAGGCCGTCATCGCCGCGGGCAAGCATGCGCCCATCAATTGCTACAAGCAGCAGCCGGACGATATCGATCCGCGAAACATCATCCCAGAATTCACGGTCGGCCTTCAGTTCGGTATAGGGCTGCCAGTGCCGCTCAAGGTTCGCCTCGATCGCCGCGATCTGAGGGAATATCTCCTGCAGCGCCGCTTCGCGCTCATCCTTCATGCGGGCCAGTTCGGCAGCGCGCAATTCCAGATCCGGCTCGTCGATCTCGTCCTCGTCGATCGGCTTAAGCAGCCGATACCAGTCTTCCACCAGCTCCCGCTGGCGCAGGCCCTCTGCCGGATCATTGACGGCTGCGGCCAAGGCGGCGACGCCGGCCAGCGCCGCCACCCGAAATTCCTCGATCGAAGGCCGCCGCACCCGCTGGCGGGTCAGAACCCGCCGGGCACGGGCCGGGTCGTACACGTCGGGGGTGCGGAAACTGTAATCCACGCCCCCGATCGGACAGGACAGGATTTCCTTCGTGCTCGCGGTCATGGCTCACCAGAACAGGAGGTAGACCCAGGAATCGACGCCGACCGCCTCGAACGGCAGGCCGTCTGCGCTGATGCCGTCCAGATCGTCGTCTTCCTTGCCGGTGTAGACGATCGAGGGGAGATACATCGACACGCGGTTGCCCGGCGTCTCACCCCAGTTCAGCCACAGCTTCTTCGGCGTGCCGTCCATCATGTCCTGGAACGGATTGCGCGATGCCAGCGTGGTCAGCTGCGGATTGATGCGGCCGGTCGGCTTGCGCTCGATCACGAAGGCCGGGTCATAGCCATACTTCGCGCGTGGGCAATCGCCCTGCGTCACGGTGTTGCCCCAGTCGAGCGTGAAGTTGCGGAAGCACACCGATGCGCCGCCCAGGTAGGCGTCGGCATCACGCAAGGGGCGCGGGCGCACGCTGTCGAACACTGCGCCGGTCGGATTGCTGACGCTTTCCGGATCGGTCAGCTGCCCGCGCAGGGTATAGGTGAACTTGCCGGTTTGGCGCGTCTGCACCGCGAACGAAAGCTGCGCCGCCGCGCCGATCAGCTTCTCGAGGATGGCATCGCCAGACCCAGAGTTCTTCTTGTAGAGGTAGCTGGTCAGCGTCTTGAGGCTGGTCGAAACCGGCACGAACAGGTTACCGGCCCGCACGGCGTAGACCGTGGTCGCATCCGGGTTCGTCGCCCAGTTCGGGTAGACCGAGGCCACCTTGGTGCTGGTGTTGTAGGCGGTGATCACGCGCGCCTGCCCGGTGCCGGTGCCACCGGTGGTCTCCACCACGAAGCCGGTCAGGTCCGTGCTCGGCGCGCCGGCCGCCAGCGTGATCGAACCGGAAGCGCCCGCCTGGGCCGTGCCGGTGCTGTCGCTGGCCAGCGTGGTTTCGCCCATCGCTGCTGCCTGCAGGTACGGCTTGGCCTCGGGCGAAGTGCCCGGCACGCCGGATCCCTTGGCGAAGAAGCGGCCGGTGTGCTGGCCATAGCCGCCGCCGACGATCGACTGCGTCTTGTCTAGCGAGCCGGTGACCTCGTCGGTCTGCTCCACTTCGATGTTCGGGCTGCCGCGCGGCTCTTCCACCAGCACGGCATCGGAACCGGGCGTGGGCGATGGATCGGTGCCCGGGGTAACCTCGGTCTTCACCAGCTGCAGCCGGTTGCGGGTGAGAAAGTCGCTCATGCGCGGGTCCTTTCAGTGGTTCTGTTACTTGCGCTGGCGGGGCGGCTTGGCCCCGTCGCCTTCGGCTGCGGCTTCGTGCGCTTCGCCTTCGGCTGCGGCTTCGTGCGCTTCGCCTTCGGCAGCGTCAGGCCGGTCGACGTTGCGGATTGCGCCATCGTCGCCGATCACGTGGGAATCGCCGCTGCGCACCGTGGGTGCAAAGCGGTGTGCGGGAGTATCGCCCGACATGTGCAGTCTCCTGTTATGGTGCAGCCGTGCTGGCATCGCCTTCGCGCGCCAGGTACTGCACGGTGAAGTCCATCGATTGCCCGCCAACGATGCGCGCGCCCTGCGCCGATCGGCCGATCGCTGGATCGGTGATCGCCCCACGCATCACGCCGATGGCAATGCCGCCAAGCTGAATGTCGGTCGGGTCGATCAGCGCGTCGACGATCGCCACGAAGCCCGCGTCGAGTAGCTCCTCGGCGCGCGCATCGCGCGTTTCCTGCACGAGCCATGCCACCGAGAATTCCAGGCTGTTCTGCTCGACGAAGCCGGTGAGGTTGACCGGCTCGCGGTCGCCGCCATCCATCATCACCACGGCGTTGAACTGGTCCTCGCCGATCGGCACGCGCGGATTGCGCACCAGTTCCTTCCAGCCCAGCTGGGCCACCACGTCGCGGAGTTTGGTCTCCACCGCGGACAAGATCTGTGCGCGTACCGATGGCATTACTGAACACCTTGCATCATGCGCCGCACGCCCACGGCCTCGGCAAAGTAGCCCTCGAACAGATCGGCCCGGCTGCGCGCGATCTCGTCGATCCCGGTCAGGCGTGCGGGGACGGTCAGTTCCTTGAACAGCGTGGCCAGAAGGACCGTGCGGCCCCGGTTCGGCCCGGTGCTGCTCTTGCGATAGCGCCGCAGCTGGAACAGCTTCTTTCCGTCCTTCGACGGGCGAAAGAAGATGTCGGAGTCCGAAAGCTTGAAGTACCCGGTCTGCGCGGCAATGCCCGCTGTCCCCCCGGCCTTTTCGTTGACCAGGCGCAACCAGTCGCCGCGCGGCTTGATAGTTCCGCCGCGCACGTGCAGCAGCAGGAAGTCCACGAACCCGCCGGCATCGCGCTTGCCGAACTTTGAATAAACAAGGCCGGCATACTGCCCCTTGCCCTCGATATCGTCGTAATAGGTGCTCTGCGCCGATGCGTTCGACACGCGCCGGCGATTGTTCGAATGCACCTCGGATCCGCTGAAGTGCGCATCGATGTAATCGCGGATGCGCTCCTTCACCTCTTCGGTGGTGGCATAGACCGCGTCCACGCTGGCGCCGCGGATCGCTATCGCCTCGTCGCGCAGCGCCTCGCAAGGCCCCGGGCTTGGCCGTTCGAACTCGACGCGGAAGCCCTGTCCGGTGAAGGACCCTGCGCCCTTTACCCCGCTGTTGCCGATCATCACCATGGCGTCAGTCCATGATCACCAGATCGGCGGACCAGAGTTTGCCGGTCTCGTCTAGCTTGGGCAGACCCACGACCTGGAACAGCTCGCCGGTCGGCACGCCGGCCACGTCCACGATGGCGAAGCGGCCGTCGCGCGCCACGCTGGCAAGCTGTGCACGTTGCACCCACAGCTGGCGTTCGCTGGTCTGGGCAGAGGCCTCGCCAGCCTTGAAACGACCGCGCGCCTGCCCGCGATCCACGATCACGCTGCAGGGCACGCTTTCCGCATCAGGCTCGGGCCCGGTGTAGACCGCGCCTTCCGCGAACTCTTCGTCATCGAACATCGAGGCGAGGTCGGCGGCGGTCTCGACGGACATCGATCAGGCCTTCGCGGCCTTGGCCTGTGCCGCGTCGATCTGCTTCTGCAGGTCGGCCAGCTTGTCATTGGCTGCCTTCAGATCGGCCTCAGCCTTCTCGGCGCGGGCAATGGCCTCTTCGAGCGCGGCGGCATCGCCATCGGTGACCGGTTCGGCCGTGCGTGCTTCGACTTCGACCAGCACGCCGCGGCCCTTCAGTGTTCCGGCTTCAGCATCATCGATGCCGAGCTTCTTGGCGATCTTGTCGGTGAATTCCTCGCCGGCCTGCAGCGTGAAGCCGGCGGCGCCGACAAGCTGCACCGCAGCGACGAGGATGTGAGTGCTCTTTGCCATGGGGAATCTCCCGGAGTTTGCGCCCACCGCAACGGGCGACGCGCCATGCGAGATGACGCGCCGCCCTTCCCGGCAGGTATTGGTTTGGCCTAAAGGCCGGATCAGCTGCTGCCGTCTCAGCGGACGGTGGCGCAGCCCGATGCGTTGACGCGCTTGGGCGCAAGGATCGGCGCGGTAATCGTTTCCACGAACTGCGCGCCGGTGTTCTGATCGATCCACTCGTGCGGGAAGTATTCGCCCTTGCCGAAGTGATTCTCGGCATGCTGGACGACGCCGCACAGCTTGGCGCCCTGATAGCCGCCCTGTGAACCGAACATCACGGTGTAATCCGGGATCAGCTTCGAAGTCGCGAAGGACTCGTCCATCACGATGTCGTTGTAGACGTAGAATTCCACGCCACCGTCGCGACCCTTGAACACCGGGGCCCCCGGCGTTGTCGGGGTGAAGCCCAGCGTCATCGCCGCAGTCTGGCCCAGCGTGCGGTCGAGCACCTTCTCGACCTTCGGGTCAGCCGAGTAGAGCTGCCAAGCAAGGCGGTCCATGACCACGATGTTCACGGCCGCGCCGCTCAGCGTTGCGGTCTCGTCCATCCAACCGTCAAGGTTGTCGTAAGGCGAAACGCCGGACTCGCCCCAACGGGCCGTGCTGGTCAGCGCCTTGGTCAGCGAGCTGTCGCGCGCAAAGTTGACCACGGTCGAAGGATAGTCGTCGCCGGTGATCGTGACCGAGCCGGTGCGCAGGATCGCGCTGGCCTGGATCTCGCGCTGGCGGGCGATCCGTTCGATGTGCTTCTGCAGGTACATCTGGCGGATAGCGGATTCGCGGTCCGCGGCTGACATCTCGCCGCCGATGGCTTCACCGGGAAGGCGCGCAAGCACCTCGTTCGGGTTCACCTGGTTCTTGGGCTTCATGCTGGCCGGAACGATGGTTTCCTTGCGGAAGCCGCGCGGCTGCTGGATCTTGCCCGGCGAAAGCGGCGCGACGTAGGGCGCGGCGCGCATGTCATCCAGCACGCGGTCGAAATGGACTTCGGCCGTGTCGAATTCGAAAATCCCGGGGAAGAAGGCGGCCTGCAGGAAGCTGCCGCCGATGAAGAGGCTGGGGACGAGCGGCATCAGCTCGTCAGGCGAAAAGGTGCCGTAGTTCATATCGCCCATGGCGAATCTCCTGAAAGAAAAGCCCGCCCGGAACGAACCGGGCGGGCACCATCAGCGCGCAAAGCCGCGCGCAGGCATTGGCAGGTCAGGCAGCGGATCAATCGTCGATCAGGATGCCCTTGACGCGCAGACCCTCGCGGATGCTGGCGATGGTGTGGCTTGCGCCAAGCGTCAGCGCCGTGCCGACGACATTGCCAGTTTCGATGACAATGCATTCCTTGTCGCCGCCGCTGGCGTCACAGTCGTGGGCAAGGATCATGTCAGGCACTTCCGAACCGTCCGAAGCTGCAGAAAGCGAAAGCTTGTACTTGCCACCGCTGGTGATCTTGCCAAGCACTGCGCCGGCAACCTGATTCTGTCCCGAAAGCAGGGTCACCTTGCGGGTGGTATAGTTGCCGTTCGCCAGAAGCTGCTTCACGGCGAAGGTGCTGCCCTGCGTGTAGGCCGCGTTGTCGTACATGGGATTTCTCCTCAAACCGGGGTGCCCACCCCCGGGCCTTCATGGGCGAAGTGGGTGGAGGGATCAGGCCTTGGCCTGTGAGGCGGCGGCGGCGCGCTGGCGTTCGATGAAGGCCTGCCCGCGGTTGGCGGTCGGCTTCTGTCCGCCCGATCCGGCCTGCGCCGAACCTTCAGGCAGATCACCGGGCTTCACGGCATCAGCCTTGGCACCGTTCGCCGCGGCCTCGATCTGGCCTTTCTTCGCGCGGGCCTGCGCCAGGGCGAAGTCGGCAACGCTGGTGCCCGCCGACATGGCTTCGGCAAGCGAGGCCGAGATCTTCGATCCGCTGTCGAGCTCGGCCAGCGCGGTGAAGCGCTCGCGCTCGGCAGTGGCACCGGCGGCGAGGCCTTCAGCCCGTCCGGCGGCGTGCCCTTCGGCACGGGCAGCGTCGATCGACGCCTGAAGGTTTTCCGGCTGCTGCTCCGCCGCCGGCGCGGGATTCTGGGTGCTCATGGAAGTTCCTTTCGCTGAGCGCGCTCCGGTCGGAGCAGGGGCGGCACGCACAAGCGGCGCACCGTTCACGGCCGCTTCGAACTCGTCCATCGAGTCCTGCCAGCTCATGACCTTGTCGACGAGGCCGGCGGCAACCGCCTCCTCGCCCATGTAGACTTGTGCTTGTTGCGCAGTGACGGCGTCGACCGAAAGGCCGCGCGCCTCGGCAACGTGGGCGATGAAGCGCGCCGCACTGGTGTTCACCATCGCCTGCACGCGCTCGATCACATCGGCCGGCAGCGGCTCGAACGGGTTGCCGTCCGCCTTGTGCTGTCCAGACGCGAACAGCGTAACCTTGATCCCGTCCTGCTCGAGCGAGCCCGAAAAGTCCGCATGCATCGAGATGCAGCCCACCGATCCGGCAATGCCCAGTTCGTGCAGCGTGATCTCGTCGGCGCAGCATGCCAGCGCATAGGCCGCCGATGCTCCGACACCGCGGATCAGTGCCCGCATTGGCTTGGCCCCGCGGCGCGCCATCAGGATCTGCACAGCCTCGACCATGCCGGAAACCTCGCCGCCGGGGCTGTCGATATCGAGCAAGATGCCCTTCACTGTCGGGTCGGCGTCCGCGCTCTGCACCGATGCCACGATCCCGTCGTACCCGGTGAAGCCAGACATGGGCCCGATGCCGTTCTCGGCCACCGTCTCGCCGCGCACCGCCACATGGGCCACACCGTTGATGACCGGCATCAGGCGGGAAGCAGGCTCCAGCTTTGCCCCACGATCGACGTTGGCGCGTGCCGAGATTTCGGCACGCTTGTCAGCGGCCATCTGTTCCAGCTCGGCCAGCTGCAGCGTGCGGCCTTCGGTGGAAACGAACATCTGCTGCACATCGAACCGCTGGCCAATCGCGCCGAGCACGATCGCCGCCGTGTCGGGCAGCACCGCAAGGGGCTGGTTGAACAGGCGCGCGATGATCCCGGCGCGCGAATAAGCCCTACTGGCCATTGTTGCCGTCTCCGTTGTTCTGCTGGCCACCGGCGTTGTCCAGTTGCTGCTGGCCACCGCCCTGCGGCGCAGCCTGCGTCCCTGGCGCGCTCGGCACCTGCATGCCCGCAACCTTCATCCGCTGCAGTTCACCGCCGCGGCGCTCGATGTTCGCATCGTAATCGCCGCCGTTGATCCGCGCGGTGATCTGCTGGCCGGTCTGCCAGCCATGTGCTTCGTCGATGGCGAATGCCTGCCGCTCGCGATACGGATCGAGGCTGATCTGCCCGTCACCCGCCCAGCGCACGCTGCACCAGCCCCGGCGAATGCGCAGGTCCTCCAGGAATCCAGGAATGTCGTACATGCCCGTCGAAACCTGCTCGTGCATCCAGCTTTCGAACATCGGGTCGCAGGCCATCGGTGCGAACCGGGCAACGCGGCGGATGATCTCCTTGTAGAAGACTTCCAGCTCGCCCTTGCTGGCGGTATAGCTGTTGTTGAACCGGGTCATCAGCACACCGAACGGCGTGCCGGTCGCCGCGCCGATCTGCGTCAGCACGGCTTCAAAGAACTCCTTGTAGACCGGGTTGTCCTTGCCCGGGCTCTTCAGGTCCAGTTCCGAACCGTCCCCACTGTCGAGCTCGAGCACCATGCCCGGCTCCATCGCGATGTTGCTGCCGGCCGACTGCTGCAGGACTTCGGGCTGCCCCTCGGCCTGGACGATCTCGCCCGTGCCATATTCCGGCTCGGGCAGTGCCGTCGCGCCGGGGCTCTTGTAGACCACGGCCAGCATGGATTGCAGGACCAGGCTCAGCGCCGCCGCGTCGGTCGCGTCGCTGAAGATCTTCACCAGTTCCAGCACCGGCGCCAGGAACGGCACCCCGCGCGCCTGTTCCGGGCGGCGCTTGTCGAACACCAGCACCGCGGTCGGCAGCTGCGTATTGGCGCCCCATGCCGGGTAGAACTTCGTGTCGTTCGCGCCGCGCAGCAGGCCGCGTGGCCCCGGCGCTTTCTGGATCACGTGATAGCCTTCGGCCGCGCCATAGGGATCGAGCTGGACTCCGCCCACCACGATCCTGTCAGTCCCCGACAGCTTGGTGCCTTCCACGTGGCCGCTCGGGCTCGCCACGCGCTCGGCTTCCACCAGCTTCCACGCCGTCAGGTTCACTCGGCCCGGCTGATTTTCCGGCATGCACCGCAGCTTCAGCACGTCACCGGATTCGAGCATGGCGCGCAGCATGACTTCCTGCAGGCCATAACCGGTGCATGCACGCTCTGCGTCCGGATCGCGTGAAGACATGTAGGCGTCGAAGTCGCGCATGATGCGCGAAGTCCACGCCGTCTTTTCCTCAGGCGTCAGGCCGAGCAGGTCCGCATCGAGATCTGGCAGCGCCATCAGGCCAGTGCCGATCGTGAAGCTGACATTGCGCTCGATCGCGGCCGTTGCAGGCGGCAGGTTCATCGCCGCGTCGCGGCTGCGCGCGATCAGCTTTTCCTGCCGGGCCAGCGCATCGCTGTTGGCCGAACGGGTGCGGGCGAACCAACCGCGCGTCTGCCGCCTGTCCGACTGGCCGGCGCGATATCCCCCCCGGGTATCGAGCCGGCCACCGGGCTCCGTCACGGTCGCGGCAATCGCGGTATAGCTCGCCCGCTCCGCGAGACGTCGGGCCGCACGGCCTGGTGCAACCGCTGCGATCATGCGGTCCACAAAGGTTGCGCGCACCCGTTCCATCTCAGCGGCTCATGTTCACGAAGCGACGGGCCCGGCCGCGCACGATTGGCGTGCCGACAGCAGCAGCGTACTGCGCTTCGGCATCCTTCCGGCCCTTGCGGATCTCGGCCAGGCTTGCGCGGGTCAGTTCGCGGCCGTCAGGCATGCGGTAGGACTGGTTGCGCAGCGCTGCGAGCTCGGCCTGCTGGTAGGCAGTGACGAGTTCCTGCAGCCGCGCGATTTCCTCGCTGGATGCCATCGGGTCAGTTCCTGTCGGGTGATCTGCGCGCAAAGAAAAACCCGCCTCGGCAATTCCGGGCGGGTCTTCATCGGACGCACTTTTTCGATGGTTCTTAGGCTGTCAAATAATTCGGCCCCTTTCAACGCCCCGCGAAAATATCGCGCAAGCCTTTGTCCCTTATCGTTTTTCAGCCGCGCTGAAGGCAAATTTTCGCCGCGCAGGTCATGGGCCGAAGCGCCGATAAGGCATGCAGATTTATCGGGAACGAACCGATCGGATGCCTCTCCGGCCATTCCGCTGCCCGATTCGTGCACCCGCTGCAGGCGGAATCGCACGCCCGATTCGCTGCACCGGCGCAGGCTCCGGCGGAGGCGCTTCTGCGCTGGTCGCAGCTGCTGCCACCGCTTGCGGATCCGGCTGCGAAAGCTTGATCGGTCCACCCCTTGGTGGCCGCGCCCATGCCGGCACCCAGCTCAGGCTGGCATCGCCACCGCCGAACCGCAGCACCACGGTATAGGCCATGACGTAAAGGTCCATGGTCTCGTTCGCGGTGTGGGGCGGGCGCGTCCACTGCTCGCCCACCTTGGTCTCGGCGCGCAGCTCGGCAAGGTAGGCGTGCGGCACGTCGTAAGGGAAGCTGACGTATCCCGGCCCGTCGTCCTTGCGGTTGATGCGCACGTCGAGGATGTCCTTCATCCGGTTGACGTTCGGCACGTAGAGCAGCGCCTGGGGCGCACCCTTGATCTGGCGCTTGGCATCGGGCGTCGGCGTTGGCAGCAGCCTGCCCTTGGGATTGTTGCCGCCCTTGTACAGCGTGATCGCCGTGTCCGGCAGCGGCGCCCGTGCCGACGCCACGTCGCCCGCCACCATCGCATGCCACCAGGTGAAGGCGTTATCGGTCGCGTTGTCCAACCCGCCCGTGTCGACCACGGTATTGAAGATCTTCATCTGCAGGTGCGGCGCGCCCGCCAGCGGGTACGTCTTCATCATCACCTTGCGGTGGATGACGGACCAGTCCTCGGGCTTGCGAAACGGCGAAAGCGGCCGCTCGCGCCCGTTCTCTTCCACCGTCAGCAGGGCAAAGCGGTCGATCAGCCAGGCCTTGAAGCTCTGGCCAAAGCCCCACACCGAAACCTCGAAGCGGTTGCCCTGCTGGTCGATCGAGGCGATCAGCACTTCCACCCCCGGCGGCACTTCGCCCATGGCATAGGGCGATGCCTTGGCCCGCTTCTGCAGGTCGCTCTCGCTCACCGGATCGCTGTTGCCAGATCGCGGCTTGTGGTTGCGGCCGATCACCGTCTGGTCCCACGCCTTCAGCGCGGCGTCGTCCTGCTCGTACTCGAACTTGAGTTCCGCCTCGCGCCCCAGCTGCGCGATCTCCGACCAGGGCCGGAAGCCGAACAGCCCGTCGAGGAAGAATCCGGCGCGCACGTTCGGCTCCAGCTCGCCCACCTTGCCAGCAGGCTCCTCGGCGCGACTGACGGCCTGCTCGCCCTTGCCCACCCAGCGGAAGGATTCGAGCATCGCCCGCTTGTCCTTCTGCAGGTGCGCGCCGCCGCATTCCGGGCACACCACCGCGGCCGACATCGCCGCATCGCGCGGGCTTCCCGTCCGGTCGAAGTCGAGCCGGTCGCCATAGAGCGCGAAGGGCTCGCCGCAGGCCAGGCAATCCACGAACAGCCGCTCGGCCGTTCCGCCGGCAACGAAGGCCTCGATCCCCGCCAGCGGCCCCAGCTTCGGCGTGGAGTTGGCATAGAGCATCGTGTTGCCGAAGGCGGAGAAGCTGCCCATGCGCCCGCGCGCAAGGCTGAAGATATCGCCCTGGTCGCCGATATCGGTTGGCACATCGTCCACGTCGTCCACGCGCACGCGCGGAAACGGCAACCCGCGCAAGCGCGGACCGGTCGGCCAGTAGAAGAACAGCTCGGCACCGCGGAACCGCTTCATGCTCATCGTGTCGGCACTGGCGCCCGCCAGCATCTTCTCCTGCAGCGCGGGCGTGAGCTCGATCATCTTGTCGAACTCTTTCTTGACGTAGGCCTCGATCAGCACCCTGTCCGGCGCGATGAACAGCATGTCGGCCGGGTCATAGATGATCGAAGCCAGCTGCCAGTTGTTGCCGATCTCGGACTTGCCGGTCTGCGCAGGCCCCATCACGCCCACTTCCCGGAAGGGGGACTCGGTCGCCAGGCAATCCATGATCCGGTCGAGGTGCCGCACGAAGTACGGCCCCCCGCCCCACGGCCCCGAATAAGCGCCCGGGTTGCTCAGCACGCGATGCCGCCGCGCCGCCTCCGATGGCAGCACCTTCTCGGGGAACCTGATCTCCCCCAGGCACACGGCCACGATCTCGCCGGCATCGGCAAAGACCAACGGCTCGTGCTGCCCCACGTCGAGCATCAATCGTTCCGCATCGCGTCTTCAATTGCCCAACCGTGATGCCAAGCAGCCTGCTTAGCCTTCCAGAGGTCCATAGGCTCACCGGTCACGCCAGGCATTGCATCGCTTTTGTAGAAGGGATTATCGAACTCACTCTGACCCATTGCGCGCGCAATTCCCCCCTGCCTTCTGAGTTGTAAATTTTCTTCCTCGGTGATCATAGCCTAACCCCCTTTCGGCAGACGCAAGCTTCCCACGAACTTCTGTACAGCACGCTCGATCAAAATAGCCAACGGCTTGACCTCCTCGGCCGACATGCCGGTCATGGTCGCGAATTCGGCGGGGACCAGCATCAGCTGCCGCCGCGCTTCCACCGCAGCCTGGGCAAGCAGGGGCTCGATCGCCGAGCGCTCGACCAGTTCACCCATCATCCGGCGCAGCTTGATCCGTTCCATGACAGCCGAATATTCCTCGCGGCGCTGCTTGCCCGAAAGCGCCAGCGCCTCCTGCGAATCCGCCGCCTCGCCAAGCAGGTCCAGACGCAGCTGGTTCAACTGGGCCCGGCGTTCCGCGCTGGCATTCTCGTCGGCCTCGCGCTTGGCGCGCCACCAGTCGAGCCCGCCTTCGGCCTCGATCTTGTAGCCCCGGCCCCGATCGCCACGCTCGACCAGCCACGCCGGTTCGCCCTCGACCGAGCGGATATGCACCCGCATCGTTTCCGAGGTGACCCCGCACAGCTCCGAGAACTCATCCAGGTTGACGATCATGCCCAACGCAATTTCCTGTTTTTGCCCGTAACTTTCTTTCGTCCCGTCCCGACCCACCGGCCCGCATCAGAACAAAAAACCCAAACAAAACCGCGACTTTCACAGAAAAACCAAAAACTCCCACCCCCCGCGCTGCCGCACCGCATTGCTGTCAGGGGGCCCGGGAGGACCCGCGGGGGGCACCCCCACCCCCGACCGATTCGTCAAGGACAATCGGACGCCCGCCTTCCGATTTCGACCATGGCTCGGCCGGAGCCGCTGGCCCTGTCACCATGAACCCGAGGGTACGCGTCGACATGCGGAAGGCCAGCTCCTCGAGCGCGTTCCACCACGTCATGTACTCTGCCCGGCCATAGGCCTGCCGACCGAGGTCCCACGTCCAGATCACCTGACAATAGCCACCCTTGCGCCCCGGTCCCTGATACTCCACCTGCGCCTCGACACCGGGCCGCACCCACACCGCAGCGCGCACCTTGTGCTCCGGTTCGATCCATGCCGTAGGCCGCGTGCCGGCAAGGGCGTGGCTGCGCACCAGCCCCGCCCCTTCCACCGCCGCCAGTTCCTGAGCCAGCGCATAGGCGGCCGGGTGCACCTGGTCCGACACCAGCACCCCGCCATTGTCGATGCGGCAGCCGAGGTGCCCGATCTGCATCATGCGCCCCACGCCATCCGAGGACATGGCCCGCACCTCATAGCCGAACGCCGCCGCCTCGATCGCATGCAGGCCCGACCGCTCGAACCGGTCGACCATCTGCACCCCGAAGGCCCACGCCGCCAGCGCCTCGACATCGATCGAGCCCGTGCGCTCCCATGGCCGCGCAGGCTTGCCCACGCCTTCCCGGGCCTGCCTGACTTCGCTCCTGAGAATGCTGACCATTTGAAGATCTCCACAACTAGATTTGGTATGACGGACGGTGAAGGACGGTACGGATAGTTACAGGTCGGGCTCACACATAGGCGCACAGGCACATGCTATGTGGGAGGCTGGGCAAACCGTCCGTCACCGTCCGTCATTCTGGAAAACCGTTGCGGTTCCGCCACTTGAGCGAAGGACAGTTGCGGCGCAAACCATCCGTGGACTATCCGTCCGAACCGTCCGGCGCGCGCGCCAGCGCCCCGCTTTCCGGCCTCACCATGCTGGCGAACCCCGCGCCCCCTTGCAAGATGACGGATAGTTAGGCCCAACCGTCCGTCACCATCCGTCAGCCATATCTTGTGGCTCGGGCCATGCAGGCATGAGCGCATCATCGCGTGCCGCTCCCCGGCCCGAACGGGTCGAAGTCGTCGTCGAAGCCCCGCCCTGACCAGTCATCACTGTCCGGCAAATCGCGGGTCGGCTCCGCCGACCCCTGCGCTGGCCTGTCGGCAGGAGAGCCCTCATCTTGCCCCGTCAGCAGGCCATCGGCGCGCAAACGGATGCCCACGCGCACCTTGTTGCCCCGGCGATCCTTCTTGCCCACGATCTGCCTCTGGCCGAGATCACGGCCAAACTTTGTGATGTTCCACTTCTTGATCGCGTCCTCTTCGACCTCGTTGCGCTCCATCCAATCCTTGAAGGCCTTGTGCAGGATGGAAGTGCCGGTCTGGGCGTCCTTGTCGCCGAGGTCGCATTCCTCGTCCAACCACTCGCTCAGAGGATTACCGGTGGCCCAGAAGTCGGCCAGTGCATCGGCCTCGCGCTCAGGCATCGGCACGCGCCGGTCGCCCAGCCATTCGAGGCAACCGGCGATCAGCCAGTTGAGCACGCCGCTGGCTTCGCTCCAAAGGCGCTCACGCAGCGCCGCAGGGCTCTCGAACCCGCCGGGGATCTTGTTGAGGTCCACCAGCCACGGAATGAGGCGGAAACGCCGCCTGAAGCCCTTGTCGTCGCCCGGCATGGCCGGCGTCGGGTTCACTTCCACGAACAGCTTCCACCGCGGCTTGTATGTGATCTCGGCCTTGGCGCCAGACCCGCGCGCCGTCACCGTGCCGCCGCCGGTCACCTGCTTGATCACTTCGCCGTCCCACGTCGATCGCGGCGGCGGCTCGGGTGCCACCACCATGCGGATATCGCCCGCCAGGCGCACAAGGTCGCTGCGATGCTCCGATCCGCTCTTCTGGAAGCTGGCCTGCAGGAACGTCTTGATCGAGGTGTCGCGATAGTAATCGCCGTGCCCGTGCGCGATGACCTCGTGCGTCTTGGTCTTGCCGTCGCCGCCGCGCCCCTTGTGGACGTAGAACTCCTCGCCATCGGTCAGCCCGGTCAGCGTCTGCCCGTACATGCGCGGCAGCACCGCGCGCACGTCATCCTCGGGCTGGACGAGTACGAGGCGCTCGGTCCACATCGGGCACGTCGCCTCGGCATCGAACACCCAGTTCGAGATCTGGCGCAGCATGTCGGCGGCATCATGCCCCTCGCGGAACCATGCACCCCATTTCCGGCCATCGGGCGCGTCTTTCGTCGCCACCAGCTTGCCGAAGCCGGTCACCTGCCCCACGAGGCCGAAGCGCAGCGTACCGTTCTGCACATTGTATGTAAGCGGATCGACATCGAACTCTTCGCTCCACGCCCGCATCTCGGCCATGTCCTTGGCCTGCTTGAGCATGTTGTCGGTCTGGTTGGCGTTGCCGCTCTTGATCGAATGCGCCCCCAGCAGCTTGATGCGGTCGAGCGCGCGCTCGGTCGTGCACCAGTCGCCATAGCGCTCGGCCAGTGCCTCGCCGTCAGGGTTCTTGGGATCACCGATCAGCGCGGCCAGCGCGGCCAGTTCCTCGCGGATATGCAGCGAGACATCGTGCGCCAGCTGACGCGCACGATAGGCGCCCTCGCGCTCGCTCCAGCGCTGGCCGTCGAACGCCACCCAGTAGGCATCGTCCACCCACTTGAGCAGCCCCTTGGACAGCACCACCAGGCGCCGCCCGTTGCCATAGTCATTGCAATCGAACCACGCGAGTTCGAGCGGATCATCAACCGGCACCGAGATAAGCGGAGAGCTCAACGAATCCCCCTGTTCATGCGGGCTATCGCCGCCAACGCGATCGCGTCGCCAACCTGCTTCTGTTTCAGCGTCGCCGCCTTCTTCGGCGCCGCGGCTTCACCGCCAGCGAACATCGCCACGAGCTTGGAATCCCCTTCGACCTTCAGTTCGGGCTGCGGCCCCTCGCCGATCTCGCGGTAGATGCGGAACAGCTCCTCGGCGTCCATCATCCGGTCGCGGCCATGCTCGTCGCACTTCTCGAGCCAGCGGCACGCCTCGGTGATCTTCACCGGGCTGAAGCCCAGGCTGCGCGCCTTGCGCAGTTCCAGCGCGATCGTCTTGCCCGTCTCGGTACGCTCGGCGCGCAGCTCCAGCACCTTGGCGATGATCGCGCGCAGCTGCTGCTCGGTGGTGGCATCGGGCGGCGCGACATAAGTGTCCCGCTTGCGCGGCGCCATGTCGACATGGGCATGTTCGGGCCCGTCGACGCCCACCGCTTCCTCGTAGCGCTCCAGCATCGCGTCGGCCTCGGTGCGATCCTCCGGCCGCATGCGCATGCGCTTGAGCAGCTGGCGCATGATGCGGGTGTCATAGCCGAGCGACTTCGCCTCGCTGAAGACGTCGCCGATATCCTTGTTGATGTCGGCGCGCTCGTCCTCGAGGTTGCGCACACGCTGGATCAAGCCGCGCAGCCGATCGTCGGCAGCCATCAGGCGTCCTCCCTTTCACGCTGGCGCAGAGCGGATTTCAGCACGCCGAAGCGGATCGGCCGGAACCGGCGCGCCAGCTTCGGCCCGCCATCCACACCACCCAGTTCAAGGCAGAGCTCACCATATGGGCCGATATCCACCCGCCCGACGCCATAGACCGCACCGAGCGCCAGGAACTTCCCGCCCTGCGCCACATAATAGCCGCGCCGGCCAAGACGGATGTCGCTGACATCGATGCACTCGGCCTGGTCGCCGGGCTTCCAGTTTCCATGCCCGCACATCATCGCAGCCACCGCACCAGCACGAGCGAAACGCCACAGCGGAACCAGCGCAGGCTGATCATGACACCCGCCCGCACGCCCGGTTCCGACCCCACAAGAGCGACGGACAATTCCGGTAGCAGATTCATACCTTCGCCCCTTCCGCCTTGGCTTGTTCGGCTCTGGCGACATCGTTGAAGTCCATGCCCAGGGGCGCGCGCATCGCAGTCACCCATGAGGCGCCCCGGGCGCGCCAGCCCTTCACGAACAGGTCGGCGCAGATCTGCGCACGCTCGGCGCCGGTGATCGCGCGGCGCACGATCGGCCCGCCCTTGCGCTCGATCACGTTCTCGCCGGGGAAGGTTCCGGTCTGCTGGTCCTTCATGCCCTTCAGCGGCGCCATGTCGGAATCGATCAGCCCCACCACCGGTCCGCGATGGCCGGGAATGTCGAACGGTGGCCGCTCGGTGCTGGGCTCGATCGCATGCAGCGGCCAGATGCGGCCCTTGGGCCCATGGCGCAGGCGGGGCTCGCCCTGCAGGTTGCCCAGGCTCAGCGTTGCCACGCCAACGTCGGCCTCTTCGGCCCCGGCAAGGGCCATGGCTGAAAGCACAGTCTCGTTGCCCTCGCCGATGAACAGCCGCGCATCGGGGCGATAGTCGCCCAGCAGCACGCACGCGCCGCTCGCCTCGCCCAGCATGCGCCGTTTGGGCAGGTGCGGGTCCTCGTCGTCGGGCTTGGCCCATGGCTTGCGCCGCACCATCGTGCCGCTGCCATCTGGATCGAGATAGGTCACGTGCAGCCCGGACGGCACGAACTCGAGGCGCCCCCCCGTCTCCCCATCGAGCCAAACAGGCCGCCGCATCATCACCATGATCGCCGGCGCGATCATCACGCTGCGCGGCCGCGCGCCTTCCACCCCCTCATTTTCTGGCCATGCCATGCAGGGGCAGTCCGCCAGATAGCGGAAGCCGGAAAGCCGCGCCTCGCTCAGCAGCGCCTGCGGCACGCCGCGCCCGGAAAAGTACCGCGCCACCTTTTCGTGGTCGGTCCGCGCCATGCGCCAGATCGCCCGCGCCATGTCGAGCGAGGAGACGAACTTGCGCTCGCGCTGCGGCTCGGACGCCTTCTCGCGGCGCACCATGCCGCCACCGGTCCGCACGGCCTGCTCTCCTTCAGCCAGCCCCGCCTCTCCCTCGCACGCGGCCAGGGCGTCGAGGAACGAAAGCCCCCGCATGTCACGGACATAGCCGATCACGTCGCCATGCCAGGCGCAGCCGAAGCAGTGGGCAAAGCCGTTCTCCGGCCGGTTGCCGCCCGTCTCGACAGAAAAGCTGGTCGACTTGCTGCCATGGAACGGGCACTTGCCCCGCCGCTTCTGCCCGCCGCCGCGCAACACCACGTCACGCCCGATCACGTCATGGATCGGCAGCTTCGCCTTCACCCTCGCGATGCGTTCCGAGATGGAAAGGCGCTCGTTCATTCCGCCGTACTCCGACTGTCCGGCCCCAGCAGCACCCGGATCTTGTCCAGCTGCGCCACCGCGCGCGACAGGTCAGACTGCCCCGGCGTGGTCAGTTCCATCGCCAGCTTCGCCAGCTCGGCAATCTCGTGCGCCTGGTTGTAGACTGCCCCTCGCGGCGGCAGCACCGGGCCAAGATCGGCGCGCTCCATCACACCCTCACCGGCATGATCACCTGCACCAGCGCTTCCGCATCGGCATCGGCCGCGGCATTTTGCAAGCGGATCGGCGCGCCTTCGTCGGTCAGCAGCATCGCCACCTCGTCGCAGGCCAGCGCGCCCAGCGCATCGCGCCAGTAGCGGTGATCCAGCCCCACGCTCACCGTGCCACCGGTGGTGGCGCAGGGCAGCTCTTCCACCGCCTCGCCCAGTTCGGGCGTGATCACCGATAGCCGCAGCACCTCCGCCTCGAACTCGGCCTTCATGGCGCTGCTCTTGTCGCTGGCCAGCACGCTCACGCGCTTCACCGCTTCTGCCAGCGCCGCCTTGGCGATAACCGCACGGATCGGCGGGTTCGCCGGGATCACGCGGGCATAATCGGGAAAGTCTCCGTCCACCGTCTTGGCAGTGATCGTCACCGTGCCGCCATCGCTCGCCGGCATCTCCCATCGAATGATCGCACCGCGCTCCTCGCTGGCACATTCCACGCTGACCAGCGCAGCCTCGTCCGCCTTTGCCGCAGCCGTCAGCAGCTGGTCGAGCAGCTCCACCGTGCGGCGCGAGACGATGCCCTGCGGGAACGATGCCCCACCATCAGGTACATCGATCGAACGCCGGGCAAGCCGATGGCCGTCTGTCGCCGCGAACCGCAGGTGTAGGTTTACCGGATGCACCAGCACGCCGTTCAGGTAATAGCGCGTCTCTTCGCTGCTCATCGCATGCCGCACTGCCGCCAGCGCATCGGCCAGCTGGCTGCACTGCATGTCATAGCTGTAGGCAGGCTCAACCATCGGCACGCGCGGGAAGTCCGCCGGGTCCAGAGCATTAAGCCGGAACCGCGCACGCCCGGCGCTGATGGTTGCACGCCCCGGCTTGTTGTTGCACTCGCCGGCATCGATCGTGATCATCGCCTCGCTGTCGAACTCGGCCAGCAGCTTGCGCAGCACCTTGCCGGGCAGCAGCGCCGTGAACGCGCGGATGGATTCGATCCATTCCTTTGACCCGGGCCCATCGCGATCGTCGCTGGCGCAGTCGCGCTCGCCCCACATGTCCAGATTGGTAGCCGTGCACGTGATCACGCCACTGCAGGCGCTCAGCAACACGAAGCCCAGGACGGGAATGGAATCCCTGGCCGGAACGATCTTCTCCAGGTCCTTCAGCACGCCCAGCAGCGTGCCAGCCTTCACGCGTGTCGCCGCCTTTCGCGTATCATGCACCGACATCATCGGTCCTTTCAGTAGGAGTGGTGCGATGCAGCCCCTGCCGCACGCTTTCGATCACCGCTTCGATGCGGCGCAGTTCGAGCCGGATGGCATCGCCACAAACCAGCGCCATGCCGTCCTGTTCGTCGATATCGATGGCGCTCAGCCGCTCATGGATGCCCTCAATCAAACTCAGGCAGGCGCTGCGTTCGGCGGCATCATGCGGTTCGGCATCAGGCCGAACGGGCTTGGTGGCAGACGCCCTCATTCTGTCGCACTTTCCGGCTCAAGCAGACCAAGCAGCACCTTGTGCATCGCGCGGATCTCGGCCGGGCTGAAAGGAATCCCGCGCGCCATCACGATCTCGTCGCCCCAGTTCGATCTGGAAGCCGCCAGCTCGACCCGCATCAGCATCCACCGCGCGCGCTCTTCGTTAAGCCACACCGTATCAAGGCGTCCGCCAACGGCGACGTCGAGCCAGTACACCGCCTCGTGGATCGGGCATGCCGGCAGCGCCCCGCCAGTAATCGACCAGCCTTCAGCTTCGGCACCCGCGGTCACCGTTTCCACCGCATCGGGATGCTCGCGGATCTCGGCAGCGGCGCGAAGACCCGGCACCCAGCGGCGGGCGATCCCACGGATTGCGGGTATCATGCCAGATCCGCTCACAGGCGCGTGCTCCGGAACAGCGGCTGCGCGGTCCGCACCGCGATGTAGACCAGCTCACGCGTGACGGGGTGGCGCGTGGTGTGCGGCGTCAGGTAGCCAAGGCCGTGGAGCGAGGTGACGAGGTCGAACAGCTCCCCGCCCAGCGCCTGCCGCTGCGATGGCCCACTGCCCAGCGCGATCCGCGCGCCTGCCTGCGCCGCCGTAACCCACTGCTTCATTCGCTCGCGCGATGGCGGGCGCACGGGCCCGTCTCCAACCGCTGGCGCGGCAGGAGCCTGTTCTGCAAATCCGAAAGTCATGGGTAGTGTCCCGAAGCTTCTGGCCTCATCCGGCCGTTCTCAACATCGCCACCCGGCGCACCGGCGCGGCATTTCCCTCCCCCCTCGGGATCAGGAGGAATCGGCGCGCTTGATCGCTGCCCCGTCTACCGCGCAGCCACCCAGCAATCCGCTGAAGTTGACCAGCAGGTCCACCAGCTGCGCCACTTCGCAGGCCAGGCGGTGGCGCTCGTCCGGCTTCATCGCCAGCACCGCTTCGGCAGCTGCGCCTCGATGCAGCACGCCTGCTGCAAGCCCGCGGATCACGTCGCCACTTTCGCCCGCGATCGCCGCCAGCCACTGCGCCAGCTCGGCAGGCCCCTCGCCCGCCGCATCGCGGTCCACCACGGCCACCCCCGAAGCTCGGGCCAGCGCGCGGGTGATGTGCGGCGCTTCCGGCGATCCCGCGCCCAGCGCTTCAACCTTGGCCACGATGTCGAGCGGCATGAATTCCGCCACGTTGGGCGAGCAGTAGTCGGATATGCGTGACTGGGTGCGGCCGACCTCGCCCGCAACGAACTCCTGCCCGCCCGCCGCGCGCACCGCATCGCGGGTCGCGGCCTTCAATGCCAGTTGCTGCGGGCTCAGCCGCACCTGCCGGTCCGTGCTCATGCCTGCACTCCGCCAGCGACCGCAGCCCGATCCGCCGGTGAAGCGATAGAATCCAGCGGCTTATCGGATGAACCTTCCGCGCTTTCCGATAAAAGCCGCTGCTCATGTTCGGTCATGAAGGCGGAGATCCGCTCAAGCACGCGATGCGAAGGCGATCGGCCCTCGCGCATGGACTTGATCAGTTGCGGTTCTCCGGTCGCCTCGCGGCCGAAGGTGGATGGCGGCATATCGTGGCGCTTCAGAAACGCTTCGATGCTCTCGAGGATTTGGGGCATGGATGGAATCTGCATGGCCGCGACACATAAATCAGCATTTGCTGACTGCGCAAGCATAATCAGCAAGCAATTGCTTTTCTGTGATCAGCAGCCTTTGTCAGCTATTGCTGTGCGCATGGCTGCCAACACGCATGAAGATCCCGCAAGCAATGAACTGGAGCGCCGGTTAAGCGCGCTCCGGCCCGATGGCTGGACCAATGCCGATTGGGCGCGTGAAGCGGGCGTCAGTCGTCAGGCTTTTACTGACCTGAAAAAGCGCGGCTCGCTTTCCCACAAGACGATCGAAGCATTGCTTGTCGCCGCTGGCCGCAGCTGGGCCGAATTCGATGCAACGCAGGCAATGCCCGCATCGGCCGGTCAATCACGCATGGCCGATACCCGTGTGGCCTTTGCCACCAGGCCCGCCGATTTGCTTGGCAACGCCGTGGTCAACAATGAATTGCCGCGCGATATTCCAGTCTTTGGTACAGCCGAAGGGGCGGCAACTCCTGTTGACGAAGATGGCAATACTGTTCTCACTGATGCCATGACCATGGATCAGGATGAAGTTGTTGAATACCGCCTCCGCCCGTCCAGCCTCATCGGCAAGCGGAACATATATGCTCTCTACGTGATTGGTGATTCCATGGCGCCATGGAAGGAAGCCGGAGAACTGATCTACGTTGATGGCAACCGTGCCCCCGCGATCAACGATTACGTGGTGGTGCAATGCAGGAATGGCTTTGTCGAACACGCCGATGAACACCGCATCGTGCGCACCATGGTCAAGCGCCTGGTCCGGCGGTCGAGCAGCTGGGTAGAACTGCAGCAATACAACCCGCCGCAGACTTTCCGCATCGAGACCGATTCGATCGCCAAGATTCAGCGCGTCATGCGGCTCGATGAACTGGTCTGATCAACTGCACACTGCCTGATCAGCAACCCGCCTTTCGCCACGCATAGTCGAACCAGGGCCCTTGGGCCGGTCCGTCAACGATCGGCCCGCGCCCGTCCACCAGCAACACCCGCGTGCGATCGGCAATGCGCGTGGCACAGGCCGTGTGCAACTGCCGAAGCGGGCGCTCGGCATCGCGAATATCCGTGAACGATGAATAGTCGTCTGGCGTGTCCACCAGCTCGCCAAACTTCAGGCTGATCTGCTCCGCCGCTACCAGTTGCCGGTCGATCTCGCGCTCAAGCGCCGGATCTTCCTGAACCTTGGCGCTGCACGCCCCAACCGCCAATCCCAGCACAATCGACAGGCTGGAACCCATGCCTGTCCGGCCCCGCTTCTCGAACATGATTCCCCCGGACGGTAAACTGGCTGATGCTAACGCAAGCAGCCGTCAGAAGCACTGAAAGCATTTGCTGATTTTATCGCTTGACGATCAGCAAACGCTGACAATATGCTTAAAGGCAGTCAGCAAGGACTGTCATCATGTCAGCAGCCAACTCTTTCACCGCCGCCCCCATCTCCATCATTGCGGCCAATGAATACCGGCAGCGCCAGCGCACCGCCGTTGAAGCGGTTCGTACGCGCCGCATGCTCGCCTCTCAGGCCGAACAGCATCTGCGGCCCTGGCTTGCCATCGCCTGCCTTTGCGGTGCCGATCTCCCCGAACTGGTCGATCCCATCGGCGATTGGCGGGTGAAGGACACCCTCGGGCACTGGAATATGACCGAAATGGAAGCCCGCTGGCTGGTGGGCGAAGATATCTGCCCGCGCCGCACATGGGCGCCGCTGTTGTTCAAGGCGCGGAACGCCTCGTTTGATCGTTTCGTTGCCGATGGTTGCGAACCCAACCGCGCCGCAGCTGTCGCTCTGCAGCGGATTGCCCTGCACCTTGGCCACGATCTGAACGGCATTCACATCCCGCCATACCCGGCGCCGGCGCAACCGGCGCTTGAGCGGCTTCGCGAAGCGGAGGCTGCGTGAAAATGGAGCCCGTCCATCACTCAATCACCGCTTCAGCCAACTGCGCGAGACGCTGCCGTCAATGCCGCAGCCAATTCAGCAAGTTCGCCTGCACCAAGTGCGAAAGCCACAGGTGCGCTACCGAAGTTCAGGACAATGCTGGCGGCAAATTCTTCGCCGGGCGCGTCTGCAGGAACGCATTTGATCGGCACGTTGGCAATCGTTGGCGCCGGTTCTCCCGGATGCGTGCGAACAAGCAGGTCCGATGCCAGCGCGATCAACTTGATGCCGGCGCACATCGCGCCAACCGGCTCCATCACGAAGCCGTCCCGCTGGCCATGTTCATCGGTGCACCACGCATCGATCAGCCCGTCGCACACCGTCATTTCGGGCATTTCCGGGCCAAGCATCCCCATTCCCATTACGGCTCCCCTTTTCCGGTCGATCCTTCGGTCAGCCTAGCGAATGGGGAAAATGCCACAAGCCAGTGCAGCCAATTCGTGCCGCGCGGCAAGTTCACCGGGGAGCCGGGTTTTTACCCCTTGGCCTGTCTCCCCATCGGGGAGGCTGGCAATTGTTCGAGCGCCTGTCTCCCCATCGGGGAGGTCGGAAGTAGACGAGCCAGCCTCCCCACCCCTTCGGGACCGGCCCTTCGGGTCGCATCGGTCGGACCGGTCCCGATCGGGGTTACCGATCAGGACAGGCGTGATTTTCGCCTGCTGCTGGTAATCCTGCCCGCGCTGTTCTGCTTGGTCTCGCTCGGCGCGGCGCTGGCAGCGGTCATTCTTGCCGGGGCACCGGCATGAAGCAGCCGCCCCGCCCCCGCTTTCGCGGCTGCGCATTCCTCGCCGCAGTCATTCTGGCGGTACTGGCTTGGCCCGCGATCCTCGCACTCGCCGTTCTCATGAAGCGCTGCGTGCCATGATCCACCCCGCCCCGCCGCCACCGCCAACCCGCGGGCAGCTGCTGCGCGAACTGGCCGCACCCATCGCCGCCGTTGTCCTCGCCATCGCGATGTTCATCCGCACCGCCTTCTTCTGAAAGCTTTCCCCAATGGCCGACAAAACCCGGATCGAATGGGCCGATGCCACGGTCAACGCCATCAACGGCTGCAGCGTCACCAGCCCCGGCTGCACAAACTGCTATGCCATGAAGCTGGCCGGCACGCGGATGAAGACGCACCCGTCGCGCGAGGGCCTGACAGTCGAGACGAAAGCGGGTCCCGTCTGGAACGGCGAGGTCCGCCTGCACGAACCCGCCCTGCTGCAGCCGCTGTCCTGGTCAAAGCCGCGCCGCATCTTCTGGAACGCCCACGGCGATACCTTCCACGATGCCGTGCCAGACGAGTGGATCGATCGCATCTTCGCCGTCGCCGCGCTCACCCCGCAGCACACCCACATGATCCTGACCAAGCGCAGCAAGCGTATGCGGGAATACTTCACCAAGGTCCGCGTCTGTGACGGTGTGTGCGACAGCATGTCGATCGTGTGGGACGTCGCGCAGAACATGGCGATCGAGCATGGCTTGCTTGATCGCTATCAGCCGACCATCCGCGTGCTGCCTAACGTCTGGCTTGGCGTCAGCGTCGAGGACCAGACCCGCGCCGACGAGCGCATCCCCCATCTGCTCGCCACCCCCGCCGCCGTCCGCTTCCTCTCCTGCGAACCGCTGTTGGGGCCGGTTGATCTTCATCGCCACGATTCCGACGAGGCGCGTGATTGGCTCACTGGCCACTGGTTTGAGGTGGATACTGCGCCTGATGGGGGCGGGATTGCGCAAGGAACCGGTGCGAAAATCGACTGGGTAATCGCAGGCGGCGAAAGCGGCCCCGGTGCCCGCCCGATGCACCCCGACTGGGCCCGCTCCCTGCGCGACCAATGCGCCGCCGCTGGCGTCCCTTTCCACTTCAAGCAGTGGGGCGAGTGGGCGCCCGTCGCAAGCTGGCCAAGCTTTCGTTCGGGCAACCCCGCTGACGTTAACGGCAATGACGAGGTCCTCGACTTGGATACCAAGGTGAGGAGTTGGCGCGTCGGCAAGAAGCGCGCCGGTCGCCTGCTCGATGGCATCGAACACAACGGTATGCCGGAGGCGCACCATGCCTGATCCGAAATGCACCCGCTGCCAGGGCCACGGCTTCACCGATTACGCCGGCTTCTGCATGGAACAGTGCCTGTGCGTGGTGGAACAAAGCGCAGCGATCGTCGCTGCCGCTGCCGCCAGTTGCGCCACGGCAGAGCTGCTGCGCTTCGCCCGCGAAGGCCAGATGAGTCCCTCCTTTGCGTTCGAGGAAGAGACTGTCGCCCTGCTCGCCAGCGCCATGCTCGCCGCGCTGAAGATCGAACATCCCCGCGCCTGCACCCTCGCCAGGGACTTCGCCGGGGATTGCCCCGCAAGTCAGGAAGGCCCCACCGCCATCCTCGAAATGCAGCGCGCCCTCACCCGCTTCCTAGAGGTGTTTCAAGCATGATCGCCCCCGTCCAGAACCGCGTCGCCTGCGGCCCGCAGGTCGGCGCGCCGCCCAGCCTTGAACAGGTCCCGGTCGGTCGCCTTTCCGTCGATCCCAGCTATCAGCGCGCGACTGACAGCCCAGCCTCGCGGCGCATCATCATCGGCATGGTGAAGAAATGGGATTGGGCCCTGTGCCAGCCCCTTGTCGTTTCCCGCCGCGCCGATGGCGATCTGCTGATCCTTGATGGCCAGCACCGCCATGCCGGCGCGATCGAGCGCGGCGATATCCACTTCCTGCCTTGTGTCGTCCTGTCGTCGCTGGGCATCGAGGGCGAGGCCAAGACCTTTGTCGAGCTCAATACCCGGCGCCAGCGGCTTACCCAGGCCGAGGTGTTCCACGGCATGCTCGCCGCTGGTGATCCGAAGGCCAAGGCCGTTGCCGATCTGATCACGCAGACAGGTTGGACAGTGCGCAAAGGCAGCAACACCGCCGTCTACAAGCCCGGCGATCTCGAATGCGCGCCGATGCTGGTCAAGGTCTACGCCTTCAAGGGCGAAGCCCCGGTCCGCTTCGCCCTCTCCGCCCTGCGCGCCGCTTATCCCGAAACGCCGGTCCGTCAGTCGGCCACGCTGCTCAAGGCGCTGATCGATGCGTTTGACATGATGCTGCAGGATCCCGTTCCCACCGCCGCCCTGATCGCGGCAATCGGCGCTGTCCAGCCCGATACATGGCTCAGCCGCGGCATCATTCACCGCGAACGCTTCCCCGCCATGTCCATCGTCGGCGCGATCGCCGCCACCATGATCGCCGCCGCCAAGGGCGAAGATGTGCCCAGTGCAAAACCTGTCAGCACCAAAGAGGCCTACATCGCTGCAAAGCAGACCGCAGCTGCTGCAACGCAGGTCGCAAGCTCCAAGGCTCCGGGCATGGCGGCAAAGCCGGCACTGGTGGAGCCGCGCCCTTCGGCCCCAAGGCCGACGGCAAAACCTTCTGACTTTGCCTTCGGCACCACCGGCAAGGGCTGGTGCTCCCAGTGCGAACAGCTCGTCAGCCGCGCGAAGGCATCCGCCTGCACTGACCGCTTCTGCAAAGCCCGCCCCCACACCTGATTCCCCTGAAAGGAAACCACCCCATGGCCCGCCCCAAGAAGTCCGAATCCGTCGCCGCAACCGCCGCCCCGCAGGTGGCAACTTCCGGCATCACCACCCTGCCGCTCAGCGCCCTGCTGCTCTCCGATCTCAACGTGCGCACCACCGAACGCGATGCCGATATCGCCGCCCTGGCCGACGATATCGCCGCGCGCGGGCTGAAGCAGAACCTCGTCGTGGTGCCCGCCCACTTCACCACCAGCAAGGTGGAAGAGACCGAAGGCACCAATCGCTGGGCCGGCAAGTTCGAAGTCATCGCCGGCGGCCGTAGGTTCCAGGCGATGAAGTTGCTCGCTGCAGACGGACGCCTGCCCGATGATCACCCGGTACCGGTCATGATCGAGGACCGCGCCGAAGCCAGCGAAACGTCGCTGTCGGAAAACCTGCACAAGGTCGCCATGAACCCGGCCGACGAGTTCGCCGCGTTCCAGACGATCGTGCAGCAGCAGGTGAAGCTCGGCAACAGCGAGGCCGATGCCATTGCCTACACTGCCCGCCGCTTCGGCAAGAGCGTGCGCCACGTCGAAGGCCGCATGCGCCTCGCCAGTCTCTGCCCCGAAGTGCTCGAGGCGCTGCGCACCAACGAGATCGGGCTGGAAGCGGCCAAGGCCTATGCCACCACCACCGATCACGCGCTGCAGCTGAAGGTGTTCAAGGAGCGCGCCAAGGATACGTGGAACGGCCACAAGCCCAGCACCATCCGCGATGCCGTCCGGCAGCGCACCCTGCCGCTTGATCACCCGCTGGCGGAGTTCGTCGGCCTCGTCACCTATCAGGCCGAAGGCGGCCGGATCGAAAGTGAAATGTTCATGGGCACCGAAGGCCAGCAGCGCCTGGTCGACGTCACCCTGCTCGAAAAGCTGGCCACGCAGATCGCCGAAGCCGCCATCCCGGCGCTGGTCAAGGAACACGGTCTGAAGGAAGGCCTCTACGCCCCCGGCCAAGGCATCGGCTACTACGCCAAGTGGCCAAAGGCCCCCGGCGGCTATGTTAAGACATGGGGAATCAATTCGTTCGAAGATCTGGCCGATCTCGGCAAGGCCAAGCGCAAGGAACTGATCGGCGTCTACGCTCTCGACAAGGATGACGAGGACGGCATCCACAAGGTCCGCCTGATCGGCGTGTATCGGCCCGAGGAGAAACAGACGGCGCATGAAGAGCGCGACTGGGAAGCGGAGCGGCGCGCGTCCGCGCGTGAATACCACATCGGCATCCGCGCCGCGCGTCTTGCTGTTCCGCAGCTGACCGGCGGCTTGCTGAAGGATACCGCGCTCGACGGCTGCACCTTCTGGCCCAAGTACCAGCCCCGCATGGTCGAAGATGATCCAACCGACGAGAACTTCGTGCTCGTCGCCGTGCAGATCCGCGTGCCCGTGGCCGATGTCGAGGCGAAGAAGGCCGAGGCGACGCGGCTCTATGACGAGGAGCTCGCCGCCGAGGAGCGCGAAAAGCTCATCGCCGAACTGAAGGCGGAACGCGAAGCCAAAGAGGCGGCTGCGCAGCCCGAAGACGAAGACGACGGCACCGACGAACTGGTGACCGACGAGGCGGAGGGCTGAGCGATGCAGGTTGTCGTTTATGGCCCGATGGCTTGCGGAAAGACCCGCAACGCCGCCGCTCTCGCCGCACACTTCGGCCTCGATATCGTGGTGGATGACTGGAACCCGAAGCAGCACCGGCTCACGCCGCACGCGCTGCATCTGTCGCACCAGCCTCATGACGGGCCGGAAGCCCGATCGTTCAACTTCGCCGATCTGCAGTTCGACGCCACAGCCTCCGCCCCGATCACCAATCAGCGCCCGCTTTCCAAGCGGCGTTATGTCTAAGGGGGGCTGAGCGATGGCACCAACCCTTCACGATATCGCGGCAATGCCATTCCCGGCGTCTGTCACCGCGATGCGCAAGTACCATGATCCATCGTGGGGCTTCCCCGAACCCGACGAAGGGGAGCTTCGCACGTTCAAGGTGCGCGTCGACTGGACTGTCGAGGGATCAGACACGGTGTACGTCAAGGCCAGCGATGCAGCCGAAGCGAAGGAAGTCGCCGCCGATCAGGTCGCTGACATGCAGTCAGGAACAGGTGAATTCGAAGTCGGCTATTCGCGCGTCGAGGAGGTCGATCCCAACGCACTGTTTGAACGTGTTCTCACCATGCCGAGTCTGTTTTCATGATGCCCCAGCGCATCCGCCTCTCCCGCGCCAAGGGCTGGCGCTTGCCGGAAGGCGCGGTCAACGTCGCGCGGCCCGACAAGCTCGGCAACGTGTTCATCGTCGGCAAGCACGGCACCCGGGCGGAGTGCGCGGCCAAGTACCTGCAGCTCGCCCGCGGCTTCATCTCCGTCAGCGAAAATGTCGACCCTGATCTACAGGTGAAGGCCCACCGCGTCATCCATCGCGCGTTGCCGGACCTGAAGGGCAAGGACGTGGCCTGCTGGTGCGCCCTGGATGGCGGCGCCTGCCACGCCGACGTCCTGCTCGCCCTCGCCAACCCTGATCTGCCCCTACCCGCATGGCTGGCCCAGGGCGTCACCCTGCGCCGCATGCGCCTCGGCATGTCGATTGACGATTATCTCGCCGCGAAGCGCAAGCACGCTACAAAGGGGCAGGGCTGACATGAGCGGCGGCACACCCTTCTGCTGCTATTGCCGTTGGTATTTGCCGGGCTTTCGGAGCAGGCGAGAACGCTGTCACCGCATCGTCCGTGAGAAGACGAACGTGGTGACCGGTCCACATTTCGTACACGGGTCCTTTAATCCGTACAGCGAGCGGGCAACTGAGCGAACTCTGCTTGGCCGCGAGAAGTGTGGCCCATCGGGTCGCTTCTTCGAGAAGATGCCCTCGCCACCCCCGCCGAGCCGCAAATGACCTCCCCCTTCGCCTCCCTCGCCGGCAAGCGCTTCCAGCTGCTCTACGCCGATCCGCCATGGCAGACCGTGCTATGGTCCGGTGCGCAGCGCACGCCCACGCAAAAGCAGGGCGAGGACCATTACGACACCATGTCGATCGACGACATGAAGGCCCTGCCCGTGGCAGAGATCTCGGCCAACAATGCCGTACTTGCCATGTGGGCGATCGGCAGCCATCTCGATCAGGCGATCGAGCTCGGCCGCGCGTGGGGCTTCACCTATGTCACGGACCTGTTCTACTGGGCCAAGCAGCGCCAGCTGAAGCCCAACCAGGCAGACCTCTTCACCGATGATGTGGCCCCCTGCCCGATCGGCATGGGCAAGTACACGCGCAAGCAGGTGGAACCCTGCCTGCTGTTCAAGCACGGCAAGGGCCTGCGCGTTCTCGATCACTCGGTTGCGCAGCTGATCGTCGAACCGAAGCGCGAACACAGCCGCAAGCCCGATCGCATCTATGCCGATCTCGAAAGGATGTTCGGCTATTTCCCGAGGGTCGAACTCTTCGCCCGCTCCACCCGCGAAGGCTGGAGCAGCTGGGGCAACCAGGTCGGCAAGCTGGGCGAGGTAGCGGCATGAGCTACATGCCCGATGCCGACTATGCGTTCTCGGCCGAGGCGCGCGCCCTGAGGCAGTACCTCGCCGATCTGCCTGACCCGGCAGACTTCGCGCACGAACTGCCCCTGCACGTCGTCGACGCTCTTGGCCGTGTCGAGCAGGGCCGCAATGGCCCGCGTGCCAGGGATAAGATGGATGCCATCATCCTGCGCCGCCACGGCCTGTGCGACACCCCGTCGAAGATCTCCGATGGCCGCGACCTGACCAACTTCGGCCGCGCCGTCCGCCGCGAACTCTTGCCCTGGCTGGAAAGCTGATGACCCGCCCGATAGCCCCTCGCAATCCCCGTCGCACGCTGATCAGCGACCGCGAAATCGATCGCGCGTTTCAGGCACTGCTGCGCAACGGCGTAGATCCCAATCGTTTCGGCATTGACATTCGCACCGATGGCATCGCTTTCTTGCCGCCTGCTGCCAACACGGCCGCCGCGGAGAGTCCGTTCGATGCCTGGAAGAACAAGGAACAGGATCGTGACCGGCGTCCACGTCGTCAGAAAGCCCAGTAAGTCCGGCCTCGATACTTGGCACGTTTACGCATGGCGCGGCGGACCCAGCATCCACAAATGCACCGGCAACCGCCCCGTCATCGGCCCCGAATTGCTTTCCCTTGCGCTGGCGGAGCAGGCGAAGTCCACTGGTCGCGGCGGCCGCATTGAGTCGCTTGACGACGTGATCGATGATTACCGCGCCAGCCCTGAATTCGCTGTGTTGGCCACGCGCACGCAGGAAGATTACCGGATGTGGCTCGATCGCATCAGCGCCCGCTTCGGCGGAGCACCGGTCGGGGCCTTCAATGATCAGCGTATGCGCCGCGAAGTGATCGCGTGGCGCGATGGTTGGCGCAACCAGCCACGCAGCGCCGATCGCGCCAGCGCGATGATGGCCACGCTGCTCGGTTGGGCGATGGAGCGCGCGATCGTCACCATCAACGTTGCCGCGCGCATCCCGCAGATGCACCGCGTGAACAAGGCCGATCAGGTTTGGGAAGCCCGCCACTGGAAAGCGCTGGACGATGCCAGGGACAAGGACGGCAACCCCGCCATCCCGTCGCACCTGATGGACGTCATCCGCTTGGCCCGGCTAACCGGGCTGCGCCTGGGGGATCTGGTGCGCCTGTCATGGGAACAGGTTGGCGAGAAAGCCATCGTGATCGAGCGCACGCAGAAGCGAAAGAGCCGCGCCGTCATCCCCATCCTACCTGAGCTGCGCCAGCTGCTGCAACGCCTCGAGAAGCAGATCCCGAAGGACAGGGACGAAAACGGGAAGCGTACCGGCGCACAGAGCCGCACGGGGCCAGTCCTGCGCAACACCCGCGGCGAAGGCTGGGGCGAATCCGGCGTCAAATCGGTCTGGCAAAGGGTGAAGCCCGAAGGCTTTGACAGGGTGCTGCACGATCTGCGCGGCACCTATGTCACGTTCCTCGCGCAGCACCGCCTGACCGATCAGGAAATCTCGCGCATCGTCGGATGGACCACCCAACGCATCGGCGAAATCCGCGCGAGATACGTCGACGAAGAGCGCGTGATTGTCAGCTTGGTAGACCGTCTAAGCGCCTGATATCGTCTCACCGCATAAGGCGGGTAGCAAAAAATAGTCATGGTGGGCTAGACATACTGCTCCTGCGTGATATGCCGCGTCCCGAACGGATAACTGAGACAGAAAATCCGATTCGCAGACCCACTCGGACCCAGCCAGGATCGGCCCAGGATAATCCGAGAGTCCAAGCGATCGCGACCTGCCACTCAGCCCGACTGCACAGCTTCGCGAGCTCGTGCCAATTTCGACATCCAGACACCATCGTCAAATGTGTGTGCACACGCACGGTTCAACAGCCGTGTCGTCACGGCCTGCGAAAGTTTACGCTATGCGCAATCTTCGAAGGCTCCGCCTGTACCTTGCTGTGCTCGTCTCGGCAGGTCAGCTCGGAATGCTAATCAAGGACTTCATTTTCTGATGATCGTGGGGGCTTCGTCCCCCACGATTTCAACCTTCCCGGCACTGTAGACGGCCTGATTTCGGTTTACACGTTCACGCAAGCTATTGAAAAACAAGAGCGGGAAAACGTGCGGTTTACATAAAAACCTAATGTTTTCAGCAAGACGCTATAATTTGTAATCAGGGGGCCACGGGTTCGAATCCTGTAGCCGGCACCATTTTTCAGCGGTCGTTGTGTGCGAACCGGCCGAGCAGGCGCTCGAGCCGTTGCAGCTCCTCGTTGCGCAGGGTCGCGATTTCCTGGAAAATCTCCGCGAGTTCCGGCGAGTCCAGCGCCGTTGCAAGATCCGAAAGCATCACGTTGTCGTCACTGTTGACGGCAAAAGCCTGCCGCAGATGTGCGGCAATTTCATCGAGCCGTTGATCGCTCAAATTGGGCGAGGC